ATGCTTACGCATAACAGTCCCCGTGGTGTTATCTTAGGTTCTGCCTTTTGTTCAGTTTTCAAGGTACTCCGCCCCCCGCACTTCTCCCACGTTCTTGGGAATTATGCCGGTAATGTTTGGCCATCGGGGTTTGGGCGCACTAATTGCTCAGATAGGAGACCCATGTTTTGAAATGGCAAGGCATAAACCTTGACCGGATACCCGGCGCGGTATAAACCGCCCACATGGGGAAGTCCAAACTTTGCAATTTTCAAGGTGCGACTACTCCCCGGGGTGTGGGTGCCATTCCGGTGTTTCCCGCTCCCCTTGGAGTGACTATACAATACCATATCCAGATTTTTTGTAAAGCAATAGTCCATGCGCCAAAATCCACCGCCCACAAAAACAGAATGGAAGTCGCCTATATATAAATAGGTATAAATTCCGTATTCAGGGACTACCTAATCCCACCTTTTAACAAAAGGTCATATTAGCCGAAAACCCGCATGAATCCTAGAAAAAATGGATAGTAGACAGGGCAAGAGGGGGGGCAGGTTGAAAATCCGGGGTCAGCCCGCGCGAAGCCCGAAGGGCTTAGTTGTTCTATCTCCCCATCACGTCCAAAACCTCCCGAGTCCCTTACTTAGTTCACAACATTTCTACATCCATCTGTGCATCACCTCAGTTCCTAATTTTGATCCCCACAGCCATGTCAACCAACGCTCTGCAGCCACTATTTCCGCCCATCAAGATCACGCAGCACACCGCACGCCGTAGTATCTTCAGGCACCACCGTGCACTGCTGCATAGCTCAAAAACGTCCCGAAGCATCACCCGGTAAACAACGTATTATCGTTCAAATTTGCATCATATTATATTGTTACAAATTGCGCCTATCATCGTAATTTCATCTCGATAGTACCCCACAAAGACCAAAATTCACTTCAACGATCGCTCAAAATTCACTCATTTTTTGATCAAAAACGTTAAATTTTGCCCTAAAAACGCTAAAAATGCCACTAAAAACGCATATTTCACGCATAAACGCCGTTAAACGCTCCATTAAGCAGCCGTCCTGCACAGCATCGCCAAAAAACAACGTATCGTCCCGGAAAATATATGCAATTTCGCTTGCAAATAACAAAAATTTGGTGTATAATATAGGTATGATATATTTAAGTCCCGTTTGTGCTGCTGAGAGCATTTCTCGCCCGCTATGTTCTGGCAGCTCAAAATTTCGCCCTTACAAACAGTACTTAAACATATTAACCGTAAAACGACATCCAATACATCCTTATCAAGGAGGATAATGATCCACTATGAAATTCTATGATACCTCTGCATTACTAGATCTCCCGCCAGACACATTGCTTGTACAGCAGTTCCTAATTGCTGACATCACTCTATATGAGCTGGAAGACATCAAAACCAGTGGCAAGAAGGATGAAACCACCAAAGCTAAGGCTCGCACCGTCACTCACCTGCTCGCCGAACATCCCACAGCGTACACAGTAGTATCTATTGACTACTCACAGCTACTCTCGATCCTGAATGATGCCCCAGTCAAAGACAACAACGACGGAACGATTATGGCTGCTGCCCGATGGTATCTGAATGAGCTGATTGAAAAGAAAGAAGACGCAGAGAAGATTCAGGCCAATACAGGAGCGTTTGAAAAGTCGGCCGCAGATGAACTTGTAGCCAAGACGACCGCTGATGTTGATTCCTTTTGTTTTGTTACTAGTGACCTAAGCTGCTTCAATCTTGCGCAGCGGGTTATGAAACTGCCCTGTGAACTATCTCTTGATACTGGCGAAGCCCACAATGACTACACTGGCTGGACAGAGGTTGCCCTAGAAGATAGCGGCGAAGAAGCATTGGCAATGGCCTACTCCAAAGACGTCGAGCAGAAGAACCTGTTTGATACGCCCACGAACGGTTATGTCTTGATTCCAAATGCCGACGCAGATGGCAATGCAGCTGGAATTCGATGGAATGGTTCGCGCTATGTACCTATTAAGTATAAGAAAATCAGTAACCGCTTCACTGGCGACATCCGCCCCCGCAATGATCAACAGAGACTAGCTTTTGATATGCTGCAGAACGACGATATCACCGTGAAGATGCTGGCTGGTACATTCGGCAGTGGCAAGACGATGCTCATGGTATCCTCTGCTATTGATATGATCGAGAAGCATAAGTTTGACAAGCTGATCTGGATTCGCAACAACATCGAAGTCAAAAACACGAAAGAACTTGGCGCACTTCCCGGTACCCTGCTGGAAAAGTTAGGCGCGGCATCGTTCGCTGGACCTCTTGCTGATCACCTAGGTGGAGAGAGCGGACTTGAATACTGGATCAAGAATGGGCAAGTAGAGGTGGCGCATCTCGGCTTCATCCGTGGACGCGACTACAAGAACGCTATCTTGCTAGTATCAGAAGCAGAGAACTTGACAAAGGAACACATTCAGCTGTTGCTTGGCCGCGTAGGCGAAGGATCTATGCTGTGGCTTGATGGCGACTTGAAGCAGACGGATGAGGCGGTATTTGAAAACAACAGTGGTATGCGCAAGGCAATTTCTGCTTTGACTGGAAATCCGCACTTTGCTTACGTGTATATGCCAAAGACAGAACGCAGCGAGACCGCACAGCTGGCCGATCTACTCGATTGAGGAGTCGCGCAAGATGATAGAAGTAAAAATAAGCGGCCTGAAAGTAGCGGACTACTGGTCTCCTACCGACGGATGGAACTATGACGCCATTGATAGTCTTGCAAAAGAATTGTACGACCGCTACCGAGAAGCAGAAGCCGAACAGACAGTGGAGTTATTCAAGAACTACATAGAAAGAATGAGTATACTACACGAAATTGATCTTTTTTCTATTGATTATATCCGCGACCAGATTGAGTGGATGGTTCGTCCTCTGGTGCACCGTGGAATGACGATGAAAAAAATGGTTACAGATAAACGCTTTGATCTATGAGATTGTAGAAAAATCGCTTCCATCTTATCTTGACAATATGGCTATGCTACATCGGGTACAAAAAGAATTGGAAGATGCGGCTTTACATCGATATTTGATTACACCATTTGGTAAATTACATAGAGCTGCACATGCAGTAGGAGAATGATTATGACTGACAACCAAAAAACTATCAAATTAGAATTTCCATATGAAGAAATAAATTTCAATGATGAAAAGTATACAGTGTTCAAAAATTTACATGGAGATAATATGATAATAAAAAATCATGACGGACTTATTTTAGATAAATATTGGTTTCTTGAAATGATGGCTATGTGTGACAATAAAAAGTCTTTATTTGACCTTAATAGAGCAATTGATTATTTACAGAACGAATGGTCCGACAGTTTTGAAATGATGCGACAATATGTTTTTTGTGCAAAATTAAAAGAACTTATGCATAATGAATTTTATTATCAAGATTTATTTAAAAAGAAAGCAGAAGAGCTTGGATGTGGGAAAATTGTGGATCACAGAGACAATCCGAAGCACAAACCCGACGCATGGATTGACCGTAATGGAGAACTTATCCCAGTCGAATGTAAATTACATGATTTTGACACAAAAGCATTGAAGCAACTCGCTCGGTATATGACATTTTATCACACAGAACATGGTATTGCAGTCGCAAGAAGTCTCACTATTGAGCTTCCAGACAATATTGAATTTATTCCATTTTCTGATTTCACAGAAGATTGATAGAGGCTTTACAAAGTATGTATAAAATTATCACCCCACGCGGCGGTGGCCGCACCTATCAAATATGTAAATACGCAATTAAAAATGACTGTGATATTATTGTACCCGCTCTGAGTTCTATCCAACACATTGTAACGATCATAATGCAAATCTGCTATGATTCTAATGGTGAATATGAATATATTGGATATAATGACAGGCTGCATGATATCAAAGTCAAAACATGGAACGACACCATTGTGATCCATATTATTGATGCTGCTAATTTTCAACATGCGACGTTTGATCCCGCCAGAAGAAAACCCGTGGTGATCGACGATATTGATGAATGTATGAAGCGTGTTATAAATTCCAATCTAATTGCCGCTTGTTCTATGGCTACATATGGCCCATCTGAAGTTGCACTAAATCCAGAAATCGAGGACGCGGACGATCCGACCATAGGACGACCAACGCTGCAACTGACCTGTAGGAGTTTGCTATGATAACAGATATTTTTGGAATGACCAATTACAAAAAGAATGAAAAAGAAATACTGGAACTCGCAAGCAAAGAAATCTGCGAGCAACTTAGCGAAGAACGAAAACAAAAAGTGGATTCCATTGTAATTCATGTTGATGTAGACCACAGATACATACATTATAATCCTTCGTCATCTTTTACGATAAATTCAATGGAGATCTTTAAAGTTGATATAATATCTGGGTCTTATTTGGAGACAATCGATGGGAAGGCCGCAGAGGCAATCTATAAGCGATGTCTTGAATTGATCGGCAAGTATACAATGCAGTCTAAAAAATCGTTTGTTTGCCATAGCCTGTTATAAACTCAACAGTTGGAGGACCCATAGTATGACACGAGAAGAAATCATAAAAGAAGCGATGGATTGTGTACAAATTGGACGTTTTAGTTGCTTCGAAGGAACTGACAATGAGATGCTCGCTATTTTAAAATGTTTCGCTGATAGTGACGCTAAATATGTGAATTATCACGACGTAAGATTGTACTTGGATGAGAAAAACGAAAAGTTCTATTTTGAACGTTTGTTTAATCAGTGGGAGCCAAAACCAACGCCATGGTATCAAAAGCCATTCACTTGTAGGAGTTTATTATGAGAGACGAGATTGATGAACTCAAAATGATTAAAGGTTTCATCAGAGAATATAAAAAGCTTTATCCCTCTGCACCTGATATAGATGAAAGCCGAATTAAACCAGATCTTGAATACTATGGATTTTGGGGAAGAACCGATAAAGAAATATACGATCGAATTGTGTATTTGACTAGAAATTCGAAATCGTTTATTTGTAGGAGTCTTTTATGATTATTGAATGGACAGAAGAAGAAGCAAAACTTCTGATAGATGCGGTCGCTCGCGGAGACAGTATCGGGTCTTATGATGATGAATTGTTAATTTCAGATGGACAGTTCGTTGGGCTTGATAACGGTCATAGCATTTCAGATAAAGAAATATATGAATTTTTTCGTGAGCGGTGTCCTGAAGTAAGTATTAAAATAAATAAAAAGAACTTGGTATGTCACAGTTTGTTATAAGAGCGCTGCAGCGCTGCAGAGGAAGCAGCAATGAGAGTATTATTCGTGAAGCCAGAGAATTACAAAGCAGTATGTAACTGGTATGACAGATTAAAAGAAGTAAAAAATCATCCAAAGACAACTGTAATATGTCAGAGCCCAGAAGAGTTCCGCGCACAGTTCGACAAAGATAAATTTGGAGCCAAATATACTACTTTCTATTTCGATGAAGAATTTGGAATGATCAACACTGTAAAATGTTTCAAAGAATTTGTGAGACTATATGGTGATGAGGATGCGCGGTATATATCTGAGGCGATGAAAATGCGAACCATCAGTATTGACAAATTGTTGTGGGCGGGCGATTTCAATGTATTTAAAGGATTTTGTATTGACCCCGACTGTATTGATGATGTTATCAGAAGCGCGAAAAGACCGTTGTCATGTAAGAGTCTGTTGTAATAGGAGATCAACAAAATGGATGTTATTGACTTAGATTTTATTGGGAATCCAGAGAACCCTTATCGTTATTGGATATCAAACGATTTAGCAAAAAACGCAACCATTACTATTCCAGAAGAAAAGTATGCATGGGATAGACTAAAAACCATAGAAGAGCAAATTGCAGATATTTATAATCAATTAGAAAAACTAAAGAAGCCACTTCGGTGCAAATCGCTTCTATAAGGAGGACTATTATGAAAGAAGAAGAATTTTCAAAACAGGATATTTTTAATATTGGATTCGCCGTAGTTGATGCGGTGCGTGATTATAGTGTCACAGTAGAAGATATCATTGACGCGATTCAAGTATACGCGGACTGGCAGGAAGTTATTGGTGATGCTTCACTGTATGATACGCTCTGGATGGAAGACTGTACGCCTATGTCCCCTTCTTTGACCCGATATTTATATCATAAGCTATATGGGTTGGAAGAATACGATAACGACAGCGAGGAGGATTACGGCGATGAGTGACCGCAAGCGAGATAAGAATTCTAAGAGTACATATATGAGAGCAGCCCGCAAACAGCGCATGATTGAAAACCATTTTATGCAGGAGATTGAAAAAGCGCAGGAGGCTCCGGCATCTAAATATAATAAAAAATCCCACAAGCAACGACGCGATTGGGATGATGAAGAGTAAGGAGGCGTGCAACAGTGGATAAAGATCCTAAGAAGCCCGACGATCTGCAAGACGAAAACGGCCAGCAGGACATGATGAGCACAAATATTCCTTTGACTATTGCGGTATCTGCTTTTATCAATAGCAAAGACTGGTTTAATTGGATACTGCACGCTGCTGAGACACTGGTAATCTTCTACTTGACATATTAGATTATTGGCAAAGTGTTATTCGTTGCGCTGGTTATTACTCCCCTTCTTGTATTTTATATCAGCAGCGCAATTGATTGTTACTATGTTGTGTGCGATGGCGAGTGGGATGACAGCGATGATGACTCTGGCGATGACGATGATTTACATAACAAATTAAAGTAAAGGAGAATTGATATAGATGTTTTCTCCTCCATTGTATAGCGTTTTAAAGTTTCCTCTTAACTATATTATTACTCATGATTATAATTTCAAACTAACTAACGAAGAACTTATTCATTTCACTGTGTTACAGGGAGATAATATGATGTTTCGCCAAATCCGTATGATATCTATGAATGACGATAAGTTTCAGAAATTTGTTGTTTTTGTTGACGCTACAGGTGGATACAACAAGCCAAAAACTCTTGAACGCCTTGTAAAACACGGATTTAAAATCAATGGAGAAACGTATTTGTTTAGTGAACGCAGTGCAAGTATGGTTCGTCAAAGCATGCTTAGCTTTGTTGAACGTCATATTGCACCAGAACTTGATAGGCGAATTAGTATGGGGCTTGATTTTTCTGAAACGCCAACTGTTCTTAGCAAATATTATGCTTATCGTGGTTTGAATCTTTCGTCTGCTTTTTGCTTACCGGAATGGGAACCTAAAATTTGTATCGTTGATGATTACGAGAATACAATTAAAGACCAAATGGTTGAATATCTATACGATAAAACAACAGAATTCATTGATAAAGCAGGCAACAAAAGAAGTTGGACACAAAAAGATGTCGCTGTAAAGAAAACCGATATCACTATTAACTGCTTCGATGGTGCAGGTATTTGTCACCCAGAAATAATGCGCCAGATTGAACGCAAAATAAATACAGACGAACATATTAATAGTTGTATTATTCGCGCACCATATATTAAAGGATGCATGCACGAGATTGATTATGAATCATTTTATGCGGAGCGTGGCGTTACAAAAATCAAAGATATTTGGGGGCAAGAATATGATGTAACTCCCGGCAGCGAACCACTTATGATTCTTACCGTCAGCCTTTATAAAGGATATAAATATTTCAAGAAAGACGGCACATATAAAGACTGGGAGAGATATTGGGAATGGTTTCGTAAAACAAAAAGCTGCTTTGCTATTGCGAAATGGAATTATAGTTCTGAACGAGAAAATTTAACCACAAAATGCAATTATCAAATTTTGCAAAATTTAGACCTAGAATTCGATGATTTCAAACACTTCGCTGACATGTCTGTAGATTTTTATGAAAAGGTCACAAGTGATGATATTTTTTACACTGATTGTTTCCTTGGATTAATGGCTGACGATGTCAATCCTTTGAATCACTATATTGCTGCATTAGCACGTAATCAAGAAATGATTCACGAGCCATGCGTTAAAGAGTATGTCCATTCCTTACTTGATAAAACTCGTGATGGATTTAAATGTGGTAAACTCTGGATGAATGCAACATTTAAATTTTGGGTACCAGATCTTGTTGCTCTAATGGAATGGGCTGGCGGACTCCCTGTTGTTGGAGCATTAAAGGCTGGTGAGATTTATACTTTTGATCGTCGTGGCGTTGCACTTGGAGACCGCATCTGTGAACGAAACCCTCATATATCAAGATCAGAGCACTTGCTTGTTAGCGCCGTCGATAACGAATTGACTCAAAAATATTTTCATGGACTTGTAAATTGTTGTTTTACTTCGATCTATGACATCAATGCACCTCGACTCAATGGTTCCGATTTTGACGGCGACCTCGTTCTTGTTATTGATGAACCTTCCATGATTCCTGGAGTACATACAGATATTCCTATTACGTTAGATCTTGAGGACAAAAAGACTGCTCTTGCTGAAACTGATACACTTGACAATAAATTTGCTTGTACTCTTCGTGGTCTTAAAAGTCAAATTGGCGAGATTTCAAATTTAAGCACTGTCTATCAAAACAAAGTTCCTAAGACTGAAAAGACAAAACAAGAATATTTGAAATATGTTTCTCTTTTGTCCGTCGCAAATGGAAAGGAAATCGATAGAGCTAAAACTGGCTGCGGATATAAGATTCCTAGAAATATACAAAAATATGGTACTGGTCCTAAGAGCACACCCTATTTCATGAAATATGCAGGCCCCTACTATGCACGTTTACATAATCTCAGTAAAGCCCATAGCAATATGAATCTGCTCTGCATGAGCCTTGAGCGTTGGGAGCGTGGAGTCCGTTGGCATAAAGAGCCTGCCGGCAGTTTTGATTGGCACATAATGTACGATTCAGAAATTGGCTATGATCAGGCTGTATTTAATGAGATCGAAGCAATCTTTCTGGACTTTAATAAATATCGCAAGCAGCAGTTAGAACTCGAAAAGAAAGCCAAAAATTGGAAACTTTATCGTAAAGAGCTTGAAGGCATCATGACGAAAGAAGAAGCAAAGACCTATGAAACCAACTGGCAAGCAATTTATAACGTGTATCGTAATAAGTGCAAGTTGGTCTGTCCCGACGTTCGTGAGTTGGCTAATATTCTAGTCGTGCTGTGCTATGAAAAATATCCCAACAAATTTAAAAAGTTCCTATGGCACATGGCTGGTGCCGGTGTAGTTGAAAATATCAAACCAGTTCCTGTGCAGTTACCAATTCACGACCCGAACGGCGAGTATGAATATCTTGGTCAGAGATACAGTCTGGCTGAGCCGAGAACCTATGAAGCGAGGGTGAAGTAATATGGTCAATAAACTCTGTGCTGTTTGTGCTAAATATAACGAATGCACATGGATGCAAATAAAAGCACTTAATAGTCCAATTGTTGATTTAGAAAGTATTATCGGATCAGGTTATTGGACGAGAACATGTTGTAAATATTTTGTTTATGATTCTACCAAAGAAGAACCAAGGGTAAATGATGAAGTTTAAGATATTAGAATTGAGACTTTTTGATATGAAAGGAAACGATATCACAGAAGTTGGAATTCGTTGTATGAAATGTGGGTGGTATCATAGTATAGCACAATATAAATGGGACGAATTGAAAAACATCCAAAATGATATGAGGTTTGTATTTTGCAAGGAATGTGGAAAAGAGACGCCACACAAATTAGAGGTTCTTCATGATTAATTTATTCAGTAAGAGAGGGTGAAATAATATGGATAATTTGAAAGATCTAGTTGCAATGGATAAACCTGAGCAAATGAATACACTTTATTGTCTATTTTGCTGCTCTACAAAAGTATATCCTGTTGTTGGAAAAGATATAAAATGTAAAAACAAATATCCGCCATATCAAGAAATTAAAATTCCAAGTATTGATGGACTATATTGTCCTGATTGTAAAACAGCTTATGCTATAGACAAAAATCTTGACGATGTAATTCAGAAGTGTAGAAATATTTCGGGTGATTTAAATTTTTATCCATCAGAAATAAAGGAGAAAATCGATGTTTAATCTATTCAAAAAGAAGAAAGTGCAACAAGAAGAAGCTCCACAGCAGATGGAATGCCCCAAGTGTGGCGGGACAATGACGCTGACAAGCGGGCTGACATATAAATTCCACTGCCGGGGGCAGGAACTCGAAGCCTCAAATGTTACCGCCATGAAATGTGCGAATTGTGGTGAGATGATGTTTAGTTGGGACGAAGCTCAACGTATCCAAAAATTCGCTCATGAATCTGTTAGCTGGGAGGATAAAACAGAATGAAGAGGGTTTTTGTTATATTGATTTCCATCTGTTTGATAGGATGTTTGTTGACTGGCTGCGGTACAAAAGAAGACCAATATGGTAATTGGGCCGACAATTATAGTGACAATTTTTATCATATTTTAAATACTTCTATCGTGTACGCCAAGGATACAAAAGTTATGTATTATTACATTAATGGTGGTGCAGGAGCAAGCTATATGGCTCCATACTATAACGAACATGGGCAGCTTTGTCGTTATGTTGATGGCAATATTGTACCAATCGAGTAAGGAGGTTAAATGGCTTATACGACATTTTATTGCAACGAAAATATGCTTCTTGACAATTGGAAATACTATCACGAGTCAAACCTGATGCTGCGTAATTTATTAAAGCGGACAAGCTTCTCCCCTATTGAATGTGCCACGATTTATTATGAACGGATGCGAAACCCCGAGTCTGTTAGTTATGATCGCAGCCATCTGATTCAAACATTCAGCCGAGGGCGCAAAAATAACGCACCGATACTTGACATACATCAAGTTGTTTTATATCAGAAAGATTTAGATTATATCACTGACGCTCGCCGACGCTATCACATCAACTGGGCACAGCTTAGAGTCTTGCTTGGAATTATCTTCTTCTGCCGACTATATGGCAGCGATACAGTGGCATTAGACACTGATTTTAAAATGAAGAGGTTTGGAAAATGTTTTGATGAACAGACCGAAATCATGTATCACGGTGGACCCAACTGGGATGATGGATACAACACGGTGCGGGGTATGTACGAACTGTCTGACGTGCATCACCTACTCTATCGAACTGGAACAGACGATATTGGCTGCTTATATACATATCCGAATTCTGCCCTTGATAAAGATGACGTAATTGCGTACACCTTCAATGTAACACTTGAGAACAACCGACTGAACCTCAGTAAAGTGGCACGGGAATTGTTTGATCCAAAAGAATGCTATTGTACTGTTTGTGGTGAAAAGTATATCGCAAAGAGACCGAATGCCAGTCTATATTGCAAAGAGTGTGCTACAGACAAAGAGAAGGCACGGTTAGCAAAAATCAAACGGAATTGACGAAGATACACGAAATTAACTTTATTTTCTTAATATATGAAAGGGTATATCTCTTTCTACTTTAAATTTAAAAGGAGATTTAATACATATGATTGAAATTACTAAGAACGAAGCAACTTACCTGCGGAAGATCATCCCCAATGTGCACATTACTCGCACTACTCATAAGTGGTACGCGGAAGAAATCAAGTCTGTTCTAACCCAGCTGCCCGGCAATGTTGAAGCCGAGGAGGCATTGCGCGAGCTAAATCGCACTCATCGCACCAACTCTAATTTTGAGATCTGAGGTGCAGAATGGACGAAATTAAAAAGAATGAATTCAGAAAGACGGATGACGAATCCTTTGACGAGTACATGATGCGTATTGGCAATGCATGCTCTGAGCGAAAATTAACATGGGATCAAGCAGCCGTAGTTTTGAACGAAGCTACAAATTCCAATTTTGGGGAATGTGCTTATCGAAAAAAGTACAAATCGTGGAAAGCTGGCTACGACTACGCGCTTGAACATATGAGCGGTACCACTGTGGCAGACGAGCTGCAGCGGCTAAAGATAGAACAGGTCAAGATGAGAGACGAGCGGGCGGCAACAAACAAGGTTTATCGTGATATTGCGCGTGCTGAATCCATTAAGGAAATGATCGCAAGTGCTGTTGTGCCCTACGACAAGAATGATTTTCTAAATATCGTACAGTATGAAGGCAGCGGACATGACTTAATTGTGTGCTTATCTGACCTACATACAGGTGCTGGCATTGATTCGGCATGGAATAAGTTTGACAAGGAAATTTTAAAGGCAAGGCTGGAAAGCTATGTCACTCAGGTATTTAACATCGTTGAGCGACATGCTGCTGAAAAGATTCATGTGCTGTTGCTTGGTGATCTTATCAATGGTCATATTCATATCAACACTCGAGTTCAGAACAATGAAAATAGTATCGAACAGGTTATGACGGCCGCAGAGTTAGTGAGCAACTTTGTAGCAGAACTGTACGAAGTATGCCAACATATTGATGTGTATTCGGTCAGCGGCAATCATTCACGGGTTTTCCCCAACAAGGAAGAACAAGTTGCCGGAGACGAACTCGAAGCGCTGATTCCGTTCTATATGAAGGCACGGCTACAGAATCTGGCTGGCATTGAAGTAAAAACGGAGAAACTTGATCCTACGTTTGGTGGATTTAAGGCTCGTAATAGTCTGGTGATGTATGCACATGGAGATAAAGACTCCCCTGCCAACGTCGTCGAACACTTGACCATGATGGTGAAACAGCCGATTGATCTAGTCTTCCTCGGACATCGCCACACAAACGGAATGACAACTGTGCACGGGACAAAGGTTATTGAAAGCGGCTGCGTATGCGGTACTGACAGTTACGCTGTCGGTATTCGTAAGAATGATATCCCACAGCAAGCCGTAGCTGTTATTGCTGATGATGGTTTGACTTGTCTGTATGATGTGAAGCTGGAAAAACCAGCAAAGATAGTAATTTAACATTGTAATTCATAGAGATTTTTAAACGCTCTGGGCTTGACCGCTCAGGGCGTTTTTATATGTCGCAGGTGACAGCGCCGGTGTGCTGACTTGGCTCATAACCAAAGACAGAGTGGATCGTCCCCCACTACCTGCACCCATGAAATTAAATTGTAAAGGAGGTTCCAGAATTCAAAGATGGAAGAAAAATTTTATAAAGATTTAGGAGGCGATTACTTCTACTGCTATTCCCGCCGTTGTGCATTCTTTATTCGTGCAATGGGAATTTTCTATGAAGAGATTGGTGAGCATCCAACTACGGGCTCTGTATATACAAAGTTCCACAAAACAAAAAAGCTCAATGAAATTTTAAAGCTATGGGATGATATCAAGTATCGCTTCGACAATATGTCAGATGACGGAACGGTGGTGAAGGACTATGGCCAGACCCGCCGCTGAAAAGAAACCGCCGCGTATTAAGGTTCCCGCTTCATGGAGTGGCGGAAAATGTATGTGCTGCGGAAAAATCTATGATGTGCGCAAGGGAAATTTCTCAAAGACGCAGAGTCAGTGGTTTATGGGTAACGATGGATATTTGCCGTGGTGCAACGAATGTCGTGAGCAAATGTTTGATTTCTATGCAAAGAAATACAATGACGAGGACGAAGCAATTGATCGCTTAGCGATGATGTTTGACACCTATGTAGACGATAAAATTCTCGAAGCTTCTGATCACGCTCAAACATATACTCCAAAAATCAATACCTATATGGGACGACTCAATATGAAGCAACATGCAGGAAAATCTTATGACGATGTGATCGATCGGAAGAAAAAAGAAGCCTTAGCTGCTGGTCGTACTACAAATACAAAAGTGACACAAAAAATGAGAAATTTCTGGGGCGCTGGTCTGGATGAACAGGATTATTTGTTTCTTGATGATCACTATCAGAATCTTATTACGCGCCACGAGTGTAAAACTGCCGCACAGGAAATTCTCTTTAAGCGCATTGCAAAGGGCGAGCTTAACTGTGAAAAGGCAGATGCTACTGGCGATACAAAGAAAATAAAAGAGGCAAACGACAACCTTCAGAATCTAATGGGTTCAGCTCAGATCAAGCCGAATCAGACGAACGATAACGCGCTGGCTGAGACTAACACTTTCGGAACATTGATTCAAAAATGGGAGGAAGAGAGGCCAATTCCAGAACCCGCGCCTGAATGGCAGGATATCGATGGAATTGGAAAGTATTTTAGAGTGTGGGTACTTGGTTCACTTTTAAAAATGTTCCATTTAAACAATCCATATCAAGCAGAATTTGATGAGGAAATGGAAAAGTATACCGCGCATAAACCAGAAGCTATAGAAGACGACACCGCAGACACCAGCTTACGCGAAACCATCTTTGGTATTAGTGAGGGCGGTGGTTCTCCTTGACAAAAGAAAAATTAACAGACAAAGAAGTAGCAAATAGTAAATCAGAAAAAATAATGAATGCAGTTGCTTGGTATTGTGGATATTATAGAAAAAATCCGCAACGCTTCGCCAAAGAATATTTGAATCTGAATTTGAAATTATTTCAGCAGATTTTGTTGTATTTAATGGTTCGAAGTACAGGCTTTTGTTTCATTGCTGCTCGCGGTCTAGGCAAATCTTTTCTGACCGCCGTCTTCATTGTGATTAAATGCCTATTGTGGCCGGGCACGAAGTGTATTATTGCATGTAAAGTGCGAACACAATCTATCAATATCTTGGACGAAAAAATAATGAAGGAACTTGTACCAAACAGTCCTTTATTACAATCCGAAATCAAAAAAGTCGATATCAATAATCAGAAAGCAGAAATTATATTCAAAAATGGCAGTTACGTTAAAGTTGTGACGGCTACCGACTCTGCGCGTGGTGCGCGAGCAAATTTAATTTTGGTCGACGAATACCGCATGATGGATGAAGATATCATCAATATGGTTTTGAAAAAATTCCTAAATATTGTTCGCCATCCCGGATATTTAGACAAATCAGAATATAAACACATGGCTGAACGAAATCAAGAGTTTTATCTTAGTTCTGCATGGTTTCAGAATCACTGGAGTTACGAAAAATGTAAGGACTATTTTGTAAATATGATTGATCGAAGTAAAAAATATTATTGTTGTGCTTTTGATTACAGAATGAGTATCAAAGAAGGTTTGTTGTTGAAAGAGGCCGTTGAAGATGAAATGTCCGAATCAAGTTTTTCCGACCTGAAGTTCTCAATGGAAATGCTGACTGAATGGATTGGCTCAATTGAAGGTGGGCTATTCCAGTTCGATGATATCAACAAAACTCGCGTTATTGAAAAAGCATACTACGCGCCAAATATCGTGCTCTCGCCTACTGCAATAGATGTCCCAAAGAAGAAAAATGGAGAGATTCGCATTTTAACTGCCGATATCGCACTGATGAGTTCCAAGAAAAATGACAACGACGCAACAAGTATCTTCCTTAATTGCATGATACCAAACAAATCTGGACGTTATACGAGTAATTTCGTTTACTCAGAGAACGTTGAAGGTATGAGCGTACAAGATCAAGCACTGAAACTGCGCCGCTACTTTGAATATTTTAACTGTGATTATCTCGGCATTGACGCTCGTTCAGTTGGTATTCCACTGATTGACCTGCTCATGCGTGATATCTACGATCCTGAAACTGGCGAAACTTATCCAGCAATCAGCTGCTGCAACAATTCAGAAATCGCTGATCGTTGTTCTGATAAAGCTGCTAAGAAAGTCATTTGGGCTATTATGGGTAGCGCACAATTTAATAGTGATGTTGCTATTGGTCTACGTAGTGGTTTCCAGCAAGGACGTATCCATCTTCTGCAAAGTGAATATAGCTGCGAGGATCAGTTACGCAAACTATATAAGGGATATGACAAAATGTCGCCCAGTGAACGAGCCGCTCTGCAAATGCCGTATATCAACACTGGTCTTGCAGTGAACGAACTTGTCAATTTGGGTTACGAAACAGTAAACAACGTAATCAAGGTCAAGGAGAAATCTGGATGTCGTAAAGACCGTTACTCTTCCCTGTCCTACAATTATTACATCGCACAGCAAGTTGAACGCAGCATGGAGAAACGGCACAATAAACCGAAGCTGCTTGATTTTAACTTCCGTGCGCCAATATTGAAGAAGGGAGGGCTGTAATGGCTGAAAATATAATGAACAAAAAGGTCATGGTCACGAATTCCAAAAGTGGAAAGACCTCCTATGTTACATATTCTGATTTAGTAAGTGGCGTTTATGCTAACCTATCAAAGATTGGCATTCGCAACCTTGAATCAACATCAGAGACCAATCCGACATATACCAAGTATACGAAGGATCAAATTGTAAAGTATCTTGCTAATCCAGCTAGTTACGAAAAGCAACTGCGGAATATGAGCAAATATCTGTTCAATATTTCAAACTACTATCGTCGTCTGATTCAGTATTTTGCGAATATGTCTACATTCTCTTATGAACTTGTTCCATACGGTCTTGATCGATCTAAAAGTATCAACCTGAATAAGTTTAAGAAAGCATACTACGCAAGCTCAACAGCTGTTGAACTGATGAACATTCCACACGAAGCAACCAAGATTTTGACGATTGCATTTCGCGACGACGTTTATTATGGATACGCATGGGAGACGAATGATAGTTTTGCTTTCCAGAACCTAGATGCAGACTATTGTAAAATCAGTAGCATTGAAGATGGTGTATACAACTTTGCATTCAACTTTTCATATTTTGATTCAAACCAAGACAAGCTACTGAATTATCCGCCCGAGTTCCAGACTATGTATAACACCTATAAAACTAATACTCAGTTATATAAATGGCAAGAATTGGACAGCTCTAAGTCAATTTGTATTAAGGTAAATGAACATGACTATATCCCCATTCCGCCGTTTGTGAGTCTGTTTAGTGCTCTGGCAGATATTGAAGATTACCGCGCCATCAGCAAGAACGCCAGTGAAGCCAATAATTACAAAGCTATTGCAATGGAGATTCCTATCAACGACGAAGATGGTTCGTTCCTGATTGACTATGAAACTGCCAAAGAGTTCTACGACATGATGAGCAATGTGTTGCCGCCGAATATTGGTGCGATTTTGACGCCCATGAAATTAACTGACTGGAATTTTGACAAGAGCGGTGTAAATAGTGATACGAACGAGGTTGCAAAGGCAGAAGCAACACTATTTGCGCAGGCTGGTGTAAATAAAATCTTGTTTGGTGGCGGTGACGATCCGGCTGCTTCAACGCTGAATTTGTGTACTGTGAATGACCAAATGATTGTATTCGCGGTGATTCGTCAGCTGGAGCGTTGGGTAAATCGTAAACTCAAGAGCGTATCAAGTTCTTATAAATTCCGTATCAATTTCCTGCCGGTGACACATTACAACCGTGCCGAAATGCATGAACGATATCTAAAGGACGCCCAATATGGCATTCCAACACGTAGCGCTATCCTTGCAACCGCCGGGTTTGCTGGCACGGATTATGAAAATATGGCTTATCTTGAGAATGATGTACTCGGCTTGAATACTGTTGAAGTTCCACTTAAAAGTTCTAATACACAGTCTGGCGCTGTAAACGAGGGTGGACGCCCATCTAATGTAAGTGAAGGAAAACAATTAAGTGACGCTGGCGAAGTAACAGCAGATAGACAGGAGGAATAACATGGCACAATATCTATGTGAAATGGTTGTGCATGGTTCTCACGCCGCCGGGATGTCGAAGTTTTTGATAGAACACGGCGCTCTCCTGCTACGAAAAGATCCACCGAACAACTATGTATTTATCAATGATAATGTATTTGAAAATGCTCTGGCTGAGTTGCAGATTGCAATTCGTCAGGGCTTTTATTTTGCGGACGAGGAGGTGAAAGCAGAATGAATCAACGATATCCAATTTCTTTTTCAAAGAAGAATGAATATGAAACTTCTGATTTTCGCTTCATTGATGTCTGTATTGATGTGATGCACACAGGAGCAAATCTTAATAAGACTAGCTTCACGAAAGATGTTATCAACAAAGCTGTCCCGACTATCGCCAATATGCCGATTCTTGGTTATGTAGTGAACGAATTGGACGATGAAGATAAAGACTTCAAAGGTCATGAGCACGAGCTGCGAATTACTGATACTGATGTCAAATATCTGTATGCGGGGCAGGCTTATGGTGTGATCCCTGAATCTTGCAATCCACGTTGGGTTATTAAAGACGACGGAACCGGCACAGAACGTGAATATTTGCGTGTTGATGGCTTGATTTGGACAAAGTTTGGAGACCCAGTAGATATCTTCACTCGCGATGTGACAAAAAACCATAGCGTTGAGCTGACCGATATGGTTTGCGAGGCGAAACGCGATGACGGAATCACTCCCGTTTCGTCTTTTAAGTTTGATGGTTGCTGCATTCTGTCGACCACCGATCCGAAGATTCAGCCCGCAATGACTGGGAGCTGTGTAACTGCCAATTTTTCTGTTGACGATATCACATCTCAAATTCGAGAGCGTCTCTATGAGTATCAGGCTCTCACGCAGAATTATGCTGCACAAAATGAAAATCCATCCGATGAGGAGAAAGGAGATAAAACACCAATGAATGAAAACGAGAAGAATACGACCGTGGTCGAAAATCCTGAAACCGTGACTCCTCCGTCAGAAAATACAGTACAGGAGCCCGACGTACAGACTGCCGAGAATACTACTTCGGCAGATGGCGAAGGTGAGACTCCTGCGGCTGAAAATGCTGCAGAAAATGAGGGCGAGGGTGAATCTGCTCCGACTGAAAATACAGCACCGGCATCTGAAGATGAGCCCACCGCTACTGAAAACAATGAGTTTACTCTAACTACAGTTCAGCTGATGGACGAGATCGGCACTAAGCTTGCCGAGCACACTCATCCTTCTAGTTGGGATTCTGAGTATATGATTCCAGATTTCTATTTTGAAGATCTGATGCTTGAAACAGTAGTGGTTCGTTGCTCCAAGACATGGCAGCTGATGGGCATTCCCTACTCTATGAATGGCGACAATGTTGTTCTGGATTATGAGAATATCAAGCGCATGAAGGTTACATATGAGGATTGGGATGAGGGTGAAGTGATGCCTGGCACTATTGCCGCCTTTACTACTCTGACTGACAAAATCGCTGAGTTGTCTGACAGCTTTACTAAAGCAGCTAATGAAGTTAGCGAAATCAAACCAAAGCTGGAAGCGTATCAGCAGGCTGAAGCTGAGGCAGTCGCCGCAGCAGAAAAGGCTAAGCGTGACGAGCTGTTCTCTATTATGGATGAAAAGCTGGGCGCAAATGCGGAATATACCGCACTGAAGGAGAACACGGAGATTACTTATGCCGAGCTGGAGACTAAGTGCTATGCACTGGTTGGCCGTCAGTCCGCTGAGTTCTCTTATGTTCCCACTACTAACAACAGAGGAACTGTCCGCTTTGGCGTGGGTGGCACCCAGAACGGTTCAGATAACGCCGTGTATGGTGGCCTGATGGAGCACTATCTCGGTAAGTAATAATTCAAAAATTTAGGAGGTACATAATTATGGCAAATATTAAGCATGCTGTTGTGCGCACTGATAATCTGGGTGGCACCAAGAATGGTGAGCAGCTGGCAAGTGTGGTTTTCTATTCTGACGATGCTACCGCAGCAATCGATAACGGTAATATCGTTGTTCTGGGCGAGAAGATGGGTCGTGAGGCTTATAAGGCTACCGCTCCCGCTGCTGGTGCAGTGAAGGAGGATCTGTATGTGATTGCAGAGGAAGAGCTGTTCTATGATCAGACTGTCGCTCACTATCTGACTGAGTGGGTCAATGAGGCAGGTAAGACCATTCGCGCCTATTCTCTGGACTCTAAGGGTGGCTTCTCTGTGACCGCTGAGGCTTTCGAGGGCACTCCCGAGATTGGCAAGACTGTTGGTTATACCGCTGGTTCTACCAAGATTACCGTTCAGACCGGTGCCGCTGATGACACCACTTTCGGCACCATTCTGGAGAAGGAGACTGTCGGCTTTGGCGATGGCAAGTATACATACTTCTACATTAGCCTGAAGTGATCCCAAAGTTCAAGAAATTAACATAACGCCGTCCGTGCAATAGCGGGCGGCCATTTTTATTATAGGAGGTTTATACCATGGCTATTGATTCTAATCTGATCAAGCTGGCTGTTGATGGCTACAAGGGTCACGTCGCCGGTGATTACTCTGTTAATGATACTCAGGAGGCTCTGCGCAAGGCTCTGATTGAGGCAAACGGTGGCTCCACAAAGCTGGATCTGAAGGCTGTTCGCGACGGCAAGTGCGCTCAGGTTTTCGCAATTGTTGAGGAACTGGTGAATGTTATCCACGAGGAAGGTCTGAAGGGCGACGAGTTCTTCATGAACATGGTCGAGGATCGCAATATGTCTCTGGGCGACACCAACAAGTTCCATATCGAGAAGGAGTGCCTGTTTGCTGTCGCTGATATCGCTGAAGGTACTCAGGGCATTCGTCGTCAGCGCATTGAGGGTGGTCAGGACATCACTGTCAACACTCAGCTGCGTGCCGTGAAGATCTATGAGGAGTTGAACCGCGTGCTGGCTGGCCGTATCGACTTTAACAAGTTCGTTGATCTGGTCGGCAAGTCCTTCACCAAGCAGGAGCTGGATGCTGCATATGCTGCCTTCACTGGTATGTTCTCTAAGCTGCAGGCTCCATATACTGTGACTGGTACTTATGATGAGGAGAAGCTGCTGGATCTGATTGAGCACGTTGAGACTTCTACTGGTGAGTCTGCTGTTATTATCGGCACTAAGAAGGCTCTGCGCAAGATCAAGACTGCCACTATGTCTGATTCCGCTAAGGAAGATGTTTACGCAATGGGCTATATTGGTCATCTGGCCGGCACTCCTCTGGTGGCTGTGAAGCAGCGTCACAAGGACGGCACCGACGACTTCCTGCTGAGCGACGATGTCATCTACGTGTTTGCTGGTGATACCAAGCCCATTAAGCGCGTTACCGAGGGCGACGTCACTATGCTGATGGGCAACCCCATGGACAACGCTGATATGACTCAGGAATTCCTGATGATGAAGCGCACCGGCATTGCCGTTATCTTTGATCGTGACTTTGGCGTGTACAAGCTGTCCTGATCATCAAATTAAAATGTTACATAAGCGGTAGGGACTTCCCTGCCGCTTCTTATTATATAGGAGGAAATAATGGCAAGACGTGCAACTACAAAAGCTGCGGCTCCCAAGGCAACTGCTGCAAAAACTCCCGTTGAGCAGCCCGTTGTTTCTACCGCAGAGATTACAAATGAAACTATGGTCGAGTGCCGAAGTGGTGTCTCTGGCAATCTGATCTATAAGTCCTCACTGAACCCCGGTTATGTAGTCGAGTGGAGCGGTCTGGGCGAGATTCAGGAGATGGAGTATCGCGAACTCGTTTCTATGCGTGGTAATCAGCGCCGTTTCTTTGAGGAGAATTGGATTCTGATTGATGACCCCGCAGTTATTAAGAAGCTGGGTGTTGGTCGTTACTATCAGAACAGTCTGTCTACTGATGACTTCGAGGATGTATTTAATATGTCCGCCGACGAAATCAAGGAGATTGTGCCCACTTTGCCGGGCGGTACTAAGGACGCCATCGCATCTGAGGCTAAGAAGAAGATTGATTCTGGTGAGCTGGACAGTCGCAGTGCTATCAAGGCGCTGGAGGACTCTCTGGATGTTGAACTGGAAGATACCATCTAAATAAAGGAGGCGGGCTATGGCAACCACTTTTGAAAGTATCTATGCCCGCTGTCGTGGGCGAATCAAAGATTATGACAAAGAAGGCTACACAGACGAAATGTTTGCTGCTGTCGAAAAAGATCTGCTTCAGGCAGCGATTGACGATTTTGCAGACATCTGTGTTAATGACCTGACCGATTACGACGAGGAGCTCGAGATGTTCAACATTACGCTGTCTCGCAAAGAGCAGAGTATTCTCGCTCTGAGTATGATTGTTCACTGGTTAGAGCCTTACGTCTTTAATTCTGACGCACTAAAAAATGCCATGAGTACAAAAGATTTCTCTATGTTCTCCCCCGCTAAGCTATTGGAGCAGATGAAAGACTTGTTACAGTATTCAGAACGGAAATTGAAAGCCGAAATGAATGGCTACTCGTTCAGAGTAAACAAGGTTTCTGAGCTGACTGAGTAAGGCGGTGGCTTATGACTCGATCAGAATATAGAAAAATGCTTAAACTTAATGGACCAACCCAGCGTGACAGAATAATTAACAAGTCAATTCACGACCAAAACAAGTTGGCTCCAGTCAGTCCTTCTTTTAAAGATGTGACTATTGATGATATCCCGCGTAAACTGAATATTATTTCTTCAACTGTTATGGATCAAAAAATCATCCATACTCTGCCGGGCGAAGACTTTTCTATTGGAAGCATCGTCTATTGGAGCAAGAGCCACTGGTTAATTACAGAAAGAGACCCGGAAGATGAGATTACAGTACGCGGACGTATTCAGATTTGTCGAAAGGAAATCAAATGGCAAGACGATAATTCTCACAAGATCCATTCTTTATGGGCTACAGTTGAAAAACCGTATTATTCCAATCTGGAAGAGAATAAGCAGATAAGTTATTCTACTCGCGAATTCCGTATCCAGATGCCTTTCGATGAATACTCTGCCAATCTTAATATTGGTAAGCGGCTAATGCTGGAAATTATTAACGATGTGCCTAAAACATATCGTATTACTTCGGTCGACCAGATGACAAGCCGCATTGACTACAATAACGAACAGGTCGGATTTCTCTCTTTTAACGTCGAACAGGATTTATATAATCCAGAGACTGACAACGCTGAGAAGATGATATGTGACTATGTCCCTATTGAAGATACAGAAGAAATTCCGCCAGAGGTCGTCTATCCACCGCAGGAGGCTGAGCCAGAATATGTTCTCAGTATTGATTTTACTGGAGGTCCGACAGTTCAAGCCGGCGGTTTCGGTAAGCTGTTTACGGCGAAAATCGATGGCGAAACGTGCGAGACGGCAAATTGGACTTTACAGGGCGATCATGTTCCTGATGAAATCCATTTTAAGAACGCGGAGGATTCTGTGTCTAGCGCAAAATGTAAAGTAGTTTGCGCTGATAATCCTAAGCTGATTGGAACCATTGTATCTTTGACAGTTCAGTCAGGTAAATTAACCGCCGATGTTGATTTGGAGGTGATCTGATATGAATTTGGAAGAGATTGGTTCTTTCAAAAACAAAGTAATATCAAAGCTGATAAACGATGACAATATTCTTGATGTCCTTCTAGGGGACATTGATGATATTGAAGATCCTGAAACTGCCCTGCTTGGTAAGGACGGGTCAGGAAAGGGCGGTTGTGTGTTCAAATATGAGTTTGTTCCAGACACCCAAGAGAATTCCAAGACATTTTTGTGCGTTGAGGTGGTGCCGGAAGAAACTAATGGCGACACGATTACAGACATGACGATCTATGTGTTCGCATATTGCAGCAAAAATCTCATGCAGACCTATCGCCGCAAAGGACAAGCCGGTACTCGGATTGATGTTCTCGTAAGTGACGTTGATAAGATTTTAAATGGCAACGCTGAATTTGGAATTGGTCCACTTGAATGGGTGGGCAGCAGTATTTATAAACCAGCACAGCCCTATTATGGTCGTATGCTCGTTTATCGCGTTGGAACTTTTCGGAGGGCAAGGCGATGATTCGATTAAATTATATAGACCATATCAGCCCTTATGGGGTCATGCTGCGCGAAGTAGGTCGAATTCACTCCCCTATTCTTGGAGATATTTTGAAGCTCGGCTACAACCAGTATCAGCGAGTATTGACTTTATTTTTGTATACACCAGAAAAATATTTCACGGACTTCTCGACAGATGCCAAGATAGAAAATCCGTGGAATCAGTTCACAAACGAACAAAAAAATGAAATGACAATGTTTGATATCCTAACAGCCAACGAAGAAGCCAGATCCGAATTGATTTCGGGTTTGGCTCTTTTTATTTTCGGTAATTTGGAGTGGGATGAAAAATATCGCGCAATTTTGATTGATAAACAAGTCGATTCAAAAGGTAATGCGTCAACTGGCGGCTTTGTTAATAAATCAAATTACAAGACAGTTGTTCAAGTAATTTTGCAGCTACTTGATATTGCGGATGACGATATGCCAGAAGAGAATCCTAAGTTTAAAACCGAGAAAGACCGGCTGTTTTGGGAGAAATTTCAGAAAAAGAAGAAAGAGTTCGCAAAAACAAAAAAAGGCGACCCCAATTTGGAGTTGCCTAACATGATCTCGTTATTGTGTACATTTCATCAGAGTCTGAATTATTCAAATATTTGTGCCCTCACCATTGGTCAGATACGAGACACGTTCTCCCAACTGATGAAGGCAAAACAATTAAATATCGCAGAGATGAACTATTCAGTTTGGGGCGGAAAGTATGACCCGTCACAGTGGATAGAACGCATCGATAAAAAAGATGAAAACATAGGAGGATAACAATTATGGCTAACAAGAATGCTAATTTTGCCAACCGCGAAGTTGCCGACCTGATGCTGAAGAACTATTCCACTAAGAAAATGTTCCTGAATGTCGATTGGGCTAACGTCACTTCTACTTCTTTCGAAGGTGACCGTGTGTTTGCTACTGGCGGTCAGGGCGCTCCCAACCGCGTGCAGTTCGACGGTTCTCGTACCGGCACTCTGACCATCGAGGCTCAGGTGTATCCCGTCAAGGTCTTCCAGATGCTGTCTGGTAACGATCTGGGCACCACTGCAAACTTCCTGAAGCGCGAAAAGGTTACCGCTGCCGACACCGCTAAGCTGACTCTGAGCGAGGCTGCTGCTGGTGATTACGTGCAGGTCTTCAAGGCCGACGACGATCTGGGTGCTGAGCTGACAGCTACCGTGTCTGAGAAGGAGGTCACTGTTACCGTCGAGAGCGGCGTTGACTACATTGTGTATTACTACAAGAAGTCTGCTAAGCCTCAGGTGGTGCACCTCGATTCCAAGCACTTCCCCAAGGCATATCGTGTCGAGGGTTCTATTCCCTACAAGACCGAAGACGATGTCATTATCGAGGCTCATCCGATTTGGTATAAGGCTGTTCCGCAGGCTGGTTTTGAGCTGTCCTGGCAGAATACCGGCGATCCCGTTTCCCTGACCATGACCTTCGACGTTCTGGCTGATGCTGATGGCAACATGTTCGACTTGGTCTTCGATGGCGAGTAATTGTCAAATAGTAAATCAGAGGTAGAGTTTTTCGGGGCTCTACCCCTTTTATGAGCGCACGACCGCTGGAGCAGTCATGCGTTGATATGAGGAAACTCACGAATAAGAAGAACACCCACACAGCAGACCAGCTCTCTAATTTGCATAGAGGCTTCAGTGATTGTTCGAGTAGTTTGGCCCCATTTATGCCTGTGGCTGGCTTAAAGTCTTCGCCGATGCCAAGATAGACATGACACTAGCAATAAGACCGATGATCATACAAAACGTTTCGAAATCAATCTCCATAGGGTCCTCCTTTCTACCAGCAGCCGAACTACTGGAATTTCGGGAAGCCCCTACGATAACGTCCACATGATTAAATAAGCCCCAAGAGGGGTGTGCAGGTGTTCTTCAAGTTTGAATTCTACCATATTCCAAAGCAAAAAGGAAGTGTTTATTATAAAAATCTTAGCTTTTGACCAAGCGCTGATAAAGACCGGTGTTTGTACATTAGATGACGGCACTATATATCACTCACTGATCGATTTGAGCAAAACCAAAGATCCAGCCGAACGTCGCGCTATTATGCGCCAGATGATACAGAGTCGCATCAAAACCAACAATCCCGATCTTGTCGTAATTGAAGACGTGGCGCTGCAAGCATCAGCCAAGACAGTAATTCAGCTTGCGCAGTTGCAGGGGGCGATTATTGGAGCGTGTGAACTATTCAATATTCCATATGAAATCATAAAGCCGACTGAATGGCGCAAAATACTCGATTTCAAACAGGGGCGACAAGTAAAACGCCCAGAATTAAAACAGCAGGCTATTGATTATATAGCTGAACACTATGGTGAGAATGTCTCTTCTGATGAAGCGGACGCGATGTGTATTGCGACTGCCGCACTGATGAGACTTGAACGAAATAAAATTACACAGGAGGACTAATAATTATGAAATATAATCTGAACCTAGAAGAGCGCATCCAGTTTGTTGATGGTGTTGTAGACCTGTCAAAGCGTAATGGCAAGTATGATCCCGCACTATATGATTATGCTTTCCGTATTGCTGCTGTTGTCTACTTTACAGACACTGATACAACTGGCATGGATCAGAACGCGCTGAGCGAGTTGGCGTTTTCTGATGAAACCACAAAGATGATGAACGAGGCTCCTCGCAAGTATATTCTTGGCACTCTGAACAAGGCTTGCCGTGAAAAGATTGAAATCGAGCGTCAGCAGTATATGGCACTGTTCGAGGCAACCGTAAAGAATCAGCCGTTTGAGGATTTGATGAAGCTGGCGGCTGAGGTGCTGAATGGTATTGGCGAGCAGTTTAATATGAAGGAAATGATCAAAACTATTTCTGAAGAGAATATGAAGAAGCCTGTGACTGATAACAGCTATAGTGTTAAAACTCCAGAAGGCGTACTTGATGGAATTCATGCTACAGTGGTCACCGAAGACAAGGAGTAAGATTATGGCAAAGTTTACAGCTACCACGGTGAATGCTCTTCAGACTGAAATCATGAGACGTGCAAATCTGGCACTAAATAATGAAATTGCAAGCACTGTAAAAGAGCGGATTAAAACTCATGTGCAGAAAGATGTGTATTCAACCTACTCCCCCGTCGAATATAAACGGCGCGAGGGATCTGGTGGCTTAGTAGACGATAAAAATCTAAAACACAAGGTTCGAGATCACACGCTGTATGTGTATGAAGAGGCACCTATCGATGGACCGCGCTTAAACGCTCCAAATTTCAAAAACAAACCAGACAGTTTAGCACGTATAATCGAAGAGGGCGCTTACAATCCGTGGAATTATAGAAAATACAAGTGGACAAAACCACGTCCATTCATGGAGAACACACAAGACGACATCGATTATCGATACGCTGATATTGTAAAGCTACTAAAAAATCGAATCGAGCATGACAAATAATTAAAAAGATGAGCAGACTTATTAAAGCCTGCTTTTTTTAGATTCGGCTCCAAAGGAGGAATATAATATGGCGCGTGAACCAGAACTGAGTATTAAAGTTAAGGTAGATCCACAAATCAAACCAACAGAGTTAAAGACAAGCATTGAACGAAAAGTAAAACAAAGCGGTGAAAAGCCACAGATTGATATTGACCCTAATGTTGATGGCATAAAAAAGAAGGTCGAAGATAAATTAAAAAACATCAAGGCAACTGCAAATATAACACCTATTGTCGATACTGAAAAACTCAAAACAGACATTCAACAGCAGATTAACGGCATTGGCGATATTCCGAAAGTTACTGTTGGTGTTAACGTTAATGATTTCAGTGACGAACTCAGCAAACGACTCAAAGAAGAATTAAAATCAGTCAATGACAAACTGTCTTACTACTTAAAAAATCTCACAACAAATACAGCTGGTTTAAACAGTGTCGTAGAAGGGTTGTTTCCAAGTCGTGGCATTTCAAATGCTGTTCAGTCCGAATTAAAATCAGTTCAGGCAGAATTAATCGCAGGACTAAAAGGCGTAAAGAGTAAAGTAAAACCATTTAAAGAAACAGATCTTTTTCAAATTGGAGATACAGAGAGCACGACAACAATCCGACGTGTTGAAAAATTGGTTAAAAACATTAGAGACCAATTTGCAAGTCTTGATAATTTTTATGATGCAGATGAAGAAAAGTTTCTTGATGGATTTAATAGTGAGTTTGAAAAATTTCAAAACAACGCATCCGAAACAGTAGAAAAATTATCTGCTCTAAAAAAGAATTTAAGTAAAGACAAATTCAGTGATCTTCTTGACAATGAGGATTTTGATGCCGAGTCAACAACAAAGGCCCTTACTCCTCTTATTTCTTTTTTAAAGAAACTCTCAACTGCATCGATAAAAACAGGAGAAGATTACGATAATTTATATGCACTGTTCAATAATAAAAACACAAATAAATTATTTGACGAGTCCAACGATCATTTAACTAGAATGAAAACGCGAGTTGGAGATATCACGGCTGAGACAAAAACTGCTATAGAAGTCACAGGCGAACTCGCTAAAACACTTAATAAAGCCATTAAGGATGACAATTCCGGTTATCTAAGCGATGCAGAAATAAAGACGTATGGTGCTGCTTTTGATGAAGTTTTGAGCAATATTGCAACAAAACAGGAAGAGATCAATACCAAAAAGCAAAGAACAGTCGAATTAGAAAATGATCTATTGACCAAAACAAGATCCAATCGAGAGGCTCTCAAGCAAGAACTCGAAGAGTATAAAAATCTATTGAAATCCTTTGGTGTAAAGGGAGACGAAGATGAGGGTAATCCGAAAGGTAAACCAAAACCGAAAAGCAAAAAACCGGACAAAACTCCATCCCAGAAACCAGCAGAAGAGCCAAAGGCTGAAAATCAAGACGCTCTAAATAACGGAATCGCTAAAATTCAAGCAATCGTATTTGATATCAATCAAGAGGAACTTCAAAAGTCTATTGATACAATTTTTGCTAAAGTTTCTGCTCCTATTGGATTCAAACCTGCTAATGGCGCTATTGCGAACATAAAGCAGCAGCTACAAGAAGCATTTAGTGATATTGAAATCAATACAACTAATGTGAATTTGCAAAATTCTAAAACCGAAAACACCTCTCCAAAATATCATATATTAAACAAGGACGAGTTGCATAAGTTAGATATGGAATTAAGGATGGGTAGTAGTCTTACTTTTACAGATTATAAACAGGGTATAGATAGGTTTATAAGAGCAGATTTTGGAAAGAAGTCCGGATTCCCAGAACTTGAGCCTCATGAAATATCAATAGAATTAGCCAAAGAGTTAGGCAACGCCATGAAAAGTTATGACAATGGTAGCCGCAATAATAGTGTTATTGATATCATAAAAAAATATGGTGCTAAAACTGATAATGATGGCAACATAATAGATTTTGAAGAATTTGTAAAAGATGTTTCCTACAAATTCTTTGGACCTAAAAATCGAAATAAAATCACTTCTCAAAATGCAGCAAGGCTTCAAGAGATGCTACAGTCTCAAGACAAAGAAATACAAGCATACGCTTCATTTATTGAAAAACTAAATTCAAAACTTGTTGAAAGCAAACAGTTTGGACCTCGCGCATATTTTGACGATTCTGATTCGCAATTCTATTATAGTTTATCTCCTGATGAGCAAAATGCTTTCTCTAATTTTCAGACTAAATCATATTTGGATAAATTTGAGCGTAATTTACACGCCAATCTTGTCGAGCCGGTAGATATTTCAGGTTCAAGTGGATATTATTTTAACGATATCAACACTATGGTTGCCGAAATCTACAACCTAGCACAACAGCGTCTTATTCAATCTGTCGGAGATTTGTCAGGACAGACCGAGGCAGTAAAAGATCAAACTTCTATCCCCGGTAAAGTCACTATCACAGATGCAGATGTTATCGTCGATGTCAAAAATCCAGTAACAATTCCCGGCACTGTCACGGTTAATCCGACTTCTGTTCAACTAGGTAATTCTGATGACCTTCAGAAAAATGCCAATGCTCTATCGTCTGTAAAGCAAAGTCTAAATAAAATTTCTACAAGCGCTGAAGACTATGGCACAAAAATAGCAACTATTGGTCCATCTGTTCAGTATGTCGCACAGGAAGTCGATAATCTCAGCAAGTCTCTTGAGAATCAAATCACAGACTTGGATCTTATCGCCAAAAAGACAGATGCCTATGGGACAACAGCTAATTCCGTCACTTTGAACACAAAAGATGTAGCTGCTCCGACTGCACCGGTTGATATTCCCGGCAAGGTAATTCTTAAAGTAGAAGACGTAACTCCTCCGAAGGATTCTGTGAAGATTCCCGGTAAGGTCGAACTCGAGGTTTCTGATATCACTCCACCGAAAACAGCGGTCGAGTTGGAAGGCAAAGCATCTAACGTTACAGTTGGTGATTCCTCCAAGGGCAAAAAGAAGAACGTCAAGGATGATGTTAAAAAACCTGATGTTATTGATTTTAAGGGCAAGATTGAACTCAAGGACGAGGATATCAAGAGACCTAATCCTCTAAACCTCAATGGCGCAGTAAAAATCAAAGCAGCCGATGTTAAGATTGATGATGTTGAGATTTCAAAAAAGAAATTTGACATTAAGGGCAATTTGATTCTGAAGAATGCGGAGATTGTTGATGCAGTTAAAGAAGCAGCTAGTAAAGAATCTAAGAAAAAAGGCACAACAAAATCCAAAATAGATTCAAATATTATAGACGTAAAAGCACAACAAGAAGCTAATAGATTGTTGCAGCAAGAAGAACAGCTTCAACAAAAAATCGCTGATGCTGCTCAAAAAAAGGCTGACGCCGAAAATAGATCTTTTAATCGAGATGTGGTTGCCGCACAGAAAAAATATGATCAAGCAGAGTTAGATAATTTAAAAGCCATTGAATCTATCTATCGAGAACTTACTAGTTTAGAAAGCAAACGTGGAAAATATACGAAGCCTGAACAGGCATTTGACTTACACCAAATTGAAGATCAAATTTCTGCCGATGAAGTAGAACTTAATGAAAAAATGCTTTCTGCAAGCGAAGTTGGATATAATCCATTAAAAGTCACTAGTATTCGCAAACAGGCACTTAAATATTATTATGCACAAGCAAGTTCTGATAATAAATTTGATATTGTAAAACAACAGGCAGCCATAAAGATTCAACAAGAAGCGACAAAAGCATTACAAGAAGAAACAGAAGCGAAAGAAAAAGCCGCTGAGGCAACCAAAAAGCAAGAAGAAGCAGAAAATAAACTTCTTGCCCGCGATATTATTGCACAAGAGAAGAAAGATAATTCTGATGGAAGTAAAGCTATCGACGATATTGTTTCAAGTTATCAGAAAATTATATCTCTGCAAAAACAAAGAACCAGATTCGTCGATGCAAAAGATAAAGAAGATTTGGATGAAGTAAACAAGCAATTGGCAGAAGAAGAAACTCGTCTTTCTGAATTGATGTTTAATTTCCAAGATTCCACTGGTGTAAACCCTTATCAGTTTGCAGACGTTCGCAGTATAGCAGATTTGGCTGAAAAGGAATACCGTTCATCTAATCGTATTATAGAAAACAAACGCAATGATCGATATCAAAATCTTGTGAATCAACTGTCAGGCGCTCAAAAAACTTATGGAACAGTAGAAGAAGCCGCAGCGGATGGTAAAGCAGCGACGGATATTCAAGTTGTGCTTCAAAAGCAGCAAGAACTTGTATCACAGATTGCTAAAGCAAAGGTTGGTACAGAAGAGTATAACAACGCAATTCAAGCCGCAGAAGAAAACTGGAAATCTGTTGTGGCAGTTATAGACACCGCAGAAAAGAAGCAAAAAGACCTTGCAAAAGCCGTCGACAGTATTGAAAAGAAGTTCTATCAGCTTGCAGAAGAAGTTTCTGGCAGTTCTAACGAGAAATTAAAGAACTCTATCAATGGAGTCATCACAAAAGCGGCTACACTTAGTGCTCAAAATCCAAACACATACAAGAATTATGCAGTTGATTATAATGAGCTAAAGCGTGAATCTTACAAAGCCAACGCACAATACACCATTTGGAAGAGCAATTATAAGAAACTCGAGCGCGAAGGCATCAAAATTGCCGAGGGCGTTGAAGTTGCTCGACAGATGCAGACCGATGGAAGTCTTCAGAATGTCAAATTTGATGGTATCGATAATCTTCTCAAACAGTTAAATGAGCTTGAACCTCAGACTGACGCTTATAAAGAAAAACTTGTAGAAGTCAAAAAGATTTGGGAAGAAATCGAAAGAAAAGTTAAAGCCGTCGAAGAGGCAGAAAAGCAAGCCGCAAAACGAGAAAGTACAAAGGCGGCAAATTTAACCTCTGTTGGAAATGCCATATCTCAAAATAGGGCTACAATGAAGGACGTCCAGAAGAATTATGGTACTGATTATTCTTTTTATGGTAAGCTGCAAGAAAAAGATTCAAAGCTCAAAACTTTACTTGACATAGTAAATGAATCTTCAGATCCAGTATCTGGTGCTAAAGAATGGGCAAAGAATAATCTTGATATATCCCCAGATAAAATTAATTCTGTAACGGATGCAATAAATCAATTAAACATCGCATATAGAGAGGCAACACAAGAAGCAAAAGATTTCAATAAAGAAGCTTCTCGTGAAAAATCTATAAATAAGGCATCAATGGAAGTCGCTAATTTGAAGGCAACTATTCATGATTATATTGCCGAACATAAAAAGCTTGAAGGAACAGATGTTGGGAAGTCTCTCTACGAGTTGCTTGAAGCATTGAATCAAAGTGACGCACCAGAGAAAATTGGTGAACTGAAAAAGAAATATGCAGAGCTTCGCGCCGAATCTAAAAAGTTGGGTCTTGAATCAAGAAATCTACTTGATGTGTTTGAAAAACTGTTTGGTCAGCATTTGAGCACTATGATCACTATGGCAGCACTGCACAAGATGCAAGACGCGCTGCGGATCGTGTATCAGAATGTGGTCGAGATTGATACGGCAGTAACTGAGTTAAGAAAAGTCAGTGAATATACAGGAAAGTCCCTTGAAGAGTATATGGGACGTGCCGCAGAACAGGCTCAAAAGTTAGGCGTATCTATAAGTGACTATGTTAATTCAACTGCAGATTGGAAGCGGCTTGGTTATTCTGATGAAGACGCCGAGAATTTAGCAACCTACTCTACCCTACTTCGTAACGTTGGCGATAATATCGATGACGTTAACACCTCGTCTTCATATTTGATTTCTACTCTGCAAGGCTTTGGACTGTTAGCCGATCAAGCAGAAGATGTAGTTAATAAAATTGATGCTGTCGCAAATACACAGCCCGTTACCGCAAAAGACCTTGGTGAAATCTTGACTCGCAGTTCTGCTGCTATGTCTGCCGCTAACAATACGCTGGAAGAAACTATTGCACTTGGTACTGCTGCAAACTCAGTTATCCAAGATGCCGATACGGTCGGTACAACTTTAAAAAGTTTGTCAATGTATCTTCGTGCTGCTAAAAGTGACGCAGAGAATGCAGGCATTGAAGTTGACGGCATGGCCAATTCTGTGTCTGAGCTCCGCAGTGAACTAAAATCTCTGACTGGCGTTGACATCATGCTGGATAGCAAAAATTTCAAGAGTACATATCAAATCATGAAAGAGCTGTCTCAAGTATGGAGTGGTCTGTCTGATGTAACGCAGGCAAATGTCACTGAAATGATTGGCGGAAAGAGAAACGCAAATGCCGTTAGTGCTATTCTAAACAATTTTGACGTTGCTGAATCTGCTATGGAATCCGCTGCTAACAGTGCAGGAACGGCTTGGGAGGAGAATTCCGTTTGGACGGACAGTATCCAAGGCCGCCTCGCACAGCTCGATGCAAGCTTCCAAGTCCTTTCTACCGACGTCCTCTCTTCTGACCTCGTGAAGGGCGGCGTATCATTCCTCACATCCATTGTTAAACTTCTTGATAAAATCATTAATCTCACTGGTGCCCTTCCTGCTGGACTGGGCATCGCAGCATTTGCAACTCAGCTGGGTAAACCCAAAATGACGGGTTTCATGATTGTGCCCAGCAATACTCCGGGTGGTGACACGGAACAAGTGCTCCGCAGGTATTTTATTATATCATTGCGAAGCATGAGGGAGTATTTAGTAAAACCGACGAACATGGTGGCCTAGCCACGGCGAGTTTGGGTAATTCTCGTCCGGGAACCGAAAGGAATCCGCAGGCAAGCTCTGCATGTACCTACATTATTATAATAGGCACTGTCAGAGACGCTTCAGAGAGCATAATGTCGGAGTGGAACTACGTGCGTAACAACGCCGCAGATTCACTATGGGGTGCTCCAAATCACTGCTACGCAATCAAGCGCACGCAGAAAAATTACAGGCGGTCTTTCCCCTGCCGTCAAAAGTGGAAAAATATTTTTGTTGACTATTTTAATATTTCTGGCTATAATAAAAATATCAAAAACAACATGTAAGCAAAACGTATGTAGTGGAGGTATTTTATTATGGCACGTCCTAAAGGAAGCAAGAACAAAGCAAAGGTTCTCGATGGTATCGATTACGCAGCACAGATCGCTGAAAAGAATACTGCCGCAGAATCTATTGCTCAGGAGATTGCAACTATTGGTGATGATATCGCTACACTGAACGCTCAGCGTAAAGTAAAAGAAGCAGAGTTGAAAAAACTCAACAAAGAGATCACCAAGCTCGAAAAGAAAAAGGCTGATGCCGACGAAAAGATTGCGGCAGAGCTGAATCGTAAAAAGGCAGAAGATATTGTTGCCAATGCGTTGGCAAATGGTATGACTGCTGAAGAAATCGCTGAACTTTTGAAATAACTGCCGTGCAGTCATCATAATGAACAAGCCCGACTTCCCTACTACTGGGAGGCCGGGCTTTTACTATGCATTGCTGGAAGGAGGAGATATTGTGAAATTCAACATTCTAGGCTTCGATGTTTCTATTGATATAAAAAAGCGTGTAAAACAAGAACCTATTACAATCAATAAGATAATCCATCCCGGTGAACCAAACTACGGAGCCAATTACGAAGAGTGGTATATAGATGCCGATGGGAATAGTCACTCTCGCTTTTTATTTCGCTTGGAACCTCGCAAGGGACAAACTGTGTGCCGGTGGTCGTAATAACGCAGATATCGCATTGCTGACTTATTGTCTCATCTTTTTTGCAAAACCTATTAAGTTTGTTGGCCGCATAATTTAAAAAAAGAAGATAATCAATTGTTTCTTCTACTGTGAAATCTTTAATGTTTGGTGTAAATGTATTATGAATTGTTTGCGCAACAGAAAGGTCTCCTATTCCAAATATGGACGATTCAACTTTAATGAAATCGTCTAATTTTAAAGAAGTGGTGTATATATTGTTTATACCATCTTCAATGCCTGCCGCCAAAAATCTTGTGTCGTTTAGCCCAGCAAAAGAAGATAATTCGTTTTTAATATAAAGTAGTTCATCACGCACACAGAGATTTAGGCTATTGGTTTTTTGTGCAATATCTTTTATTGCATCTTCAATAAATCTGCCGTCGGAAAGCACAGATTCCCCTGTATGTGCAATAACGTGTCCAGTTTTTGTAACAAAAATCTTTAATCCCGTATCGAAAAACTGAGTTTTTGTAACAAGTTCGGTATTCAAATCAATGGTTTTGCACGTCAGCCTTTTGTCTGCAGACACCACAATACCATCAGTGCATACAATTGCCATCACCAAAGACAACTTGGTTCACATCCTTACCATTCATACATATAGTTCTTGTGGTAGAATTATTTACTGTGTTTGCTGGTGGTACAATCACTTTTGCACTTTTGCTTTCCGCTCTGCTTCTAGTTTTACAAAGTCAAGCCCATATAAATCTTCAAGCTCTTCGAGGACGTGCTTGATTCCATATCCAATATGCATCTCGTTTGCGCCAAATTTATAATAGATATCTCCAAGCGCTTCCGGTTCAAGTCCAAGATCGTCAATTCGACCTCTGAATTTCCCATGGCCGTCAACGGTTACAGGATACCGAAAATCAGCGCCCCATTCATCAGTCCATCCGTTGTACGAGTCGCTATTTGCACATGTGTCACCAATTCTGTATTCAAGTTTGCAAATGAGGTTCATAATATCTTGATTGACTTTCATTTTAATTCTCCTTTAAAAGTTGCTGCCGCACTGCTTACAATGCCACTGTTTGCCGATTTTCCCGCTGGCAGCCCCCACGAGAGACACAGACACGGCGCGGCTCACAGTGCTGATCTTTTCGGTGTTTGTAGATTTGCAGTAGGGACAGACGACACGCTTGCCGCTGTCGAGGTCTTGCTGAGTCTTTATGCGTTCATGCATTTCTTGCATCATTTTAGCGTCTTTGAGTGCCTGTTGTTTACGTTCTGCTTCTTTTCTCTCTCGTTCGATGCAACCCGGGTCGGCTTGTTCGCGGAGATAATCTTGATACCACTGAAGAAAAATATTATTAAAAAAAGAGTATGGCTCTCCAGATTTCCCTTTATATTCGTAACTTGTTTCTTTTATGAATTTAGATTGTTTAGTAACTGTTTTCTTATACTCATATTCCAAATCTGGACTGTTTTTTAAAATCTGATCAATCATATAAGCATAAACAACAGATTCGAAAAAATCATTATCATTTTTAAGAGTTTGATCATTTTTGAGATATTTATATTCTGGATATTTTTTAAAAAGTTTTTTCCCTTCTCTTATGAGAGTTGCTCTTGTGTAATTCCCCATAAAATTTTTTGCAGTCCCGCTTTTAGCGTCCACATCTCGTTCTATTTCCCCTATTTGCATAATTATCACCTCATTGACAAATAATTTCGACTGACCATTGAGATTATTATACACCTCGACAATCGGTAAGTCAATGAACGAACTCGGTAAGGGGTTTGATGGAACGGTTGAAAAGGCCATTAGTTCCACGGAGAAACTTAAAAATCTTCCTAAAATCCTTCAAAAATATATGATGTGGGGAGATTATAAGTCCGGGCTTATTACAAAAATCGATGGAAGTTCTTTCGAGAATGATGAAAACGGGAAGAACATCCAGAATTATGTAGCACAAATTGCCAATCTTGATAAAGCACAGCAAGATGCAGTTATTAGTGTCACTAAATTAAATAAAGGCGCCGACTCATTTATTCAAACTCTTATCAAAGCAACACAAACCGGCTCTCGTATTAATGGCAAACTTTTCGAGTCCACTTTAAAATCGTGGTCTCATGGCGACATTTTAGCGGGCGATATTAACTCACTAATGGCTGTCGGCAACATGAAAAATGGCGACAAGTATGCTCTCCCGGACACAAAACAAGCAATAAAAAACATTAACGACTGGGCGAATGCTGTAGAAAACGCCGAAGCAAAACAACGACTGCTTAATTCTGGTATTCTTGAAACAGATGGCTCAACTGTAAAACTTAGTAGCGGTTTCTTAAAGTTAATCCAAGTTGAAAAGACAGATGCTGCCGTTACTGCTGGTCTGACGGCAGAAAAGAAAATTCTCAATATTGTCATGCAAGCAGGCAAGCAGCTTCTTGTAAGTATTGCAATTGGTGCATTTATTAAAGGTCTTGAAGTCGTATACAAAAAAATGACTCAGATCGACGATAAAATTGCCGAAGTCGCGAATGATTCCAAACAGCAGGCTGACAACTTGTCTTCTACCAGCAAATCGCTCAAAGATTTGGTTTCTCAATATGAAAAAATGGGAGACAAAACTTATAGAACAGCAGAAGAATCGGAAAAATTGGCAGCGCTTCAAGAGCAGATTACGACGTTGCTAAAAGATCAGCCCGGTGTCAGCGAAGAAATGCTCAAGCAAGTTAATCTTCAGAACGCAAGCTATGATACTCAGCTTCAACTGTTAAAAGATATTGAAGAACAACAGCGTAAAAATGCACATAGAGATCTTGTAGATAATGTTGAAGACCAAGGGGATTTGCTTGTTGAAGCTTATAAGAAAAAAGCTCAGAGATTCAAAGTCGGTGCAAATGCTGGCGAAAGAAATATTGTCAAAGAACTTATAAGAGACGGTTTTGGAAATTTTGAAGATGATACAGGAGATTTTAATTTTAATATAGATCCAGAAGACCCTGATGCAATTCTCGACCTGTATGATTCTCTTGGCGAAGAGGTTGATAAATTAACCGAAACATATTCTGACGATGAGCTTGAAGGATTAAAAAATGTTAGAAAAGAACTCAAGCAATATATCGAAGATTATAAAAATGGTAAAGAACAACTCCACGACAATGAGCTTCCAGATGTCACTAATGACGCGCTTAAAAAGCTGCAGAATCAAAAAGAGCTTGCTGACAGTTTTACTCCTTCTAAACCTGCCGAAGAAGTAAATTTTGATGATAGCATAAAGAAAACAAAAGAATATCAAGCTGTATTAAAAAATCTTCAAGACACAAAAGAAAAATTTGAAGAAAAAGGCTTTAATCAATACGGCAACATCAATAATCTAAATCGTGATATGATTTATTGGACGGACGAGAATAAAAAGAAATATCACGATTTTGCAGAGGAGCATCCAGACGATGTGGCTGGTGAGTATTCTACTGTTTTAGGCACTTATGACAATATTTATAATGGCGACAAGTCAATGCCTCTTATGGTGTACACCCCTATGCTTCAAACTGACGATGGTCTTGTTCCTCTAACTAATGAGCAGGTGCAGCGTTACATTGAGACGATTGCAGAATCTTCTTGGACTGAAGATAATACCTTAGACCTTGATAAGTTATTGAAGCTTGACGCTGAAGGACTTGAACAGGATATCAATGGTGAGATAGTTCGTGTAAAAGGTTTAATTGGTGGAATTGAAGGAACAAAAGGACCAGATGGGAACATTCTAACAAAAGCAGACATTATGGCCATGTCAGGCAATAATAATCAGGAAATCATTTCTGATATGCAAAGAATGTATAACCTTAATCGTGCTGATTTGCCAAATGCGTCAGACAATTTAAGTCAGTATGTTGGTAATTCAATGCACGATATTCAAGGCGCTGTATCAGAAGCAGAAAAAGATGTCGATCGCGTTTACAAATTGTTAGATACCAGCGCAAAGAAATCTTATGAAAACACGGCAAAATATTGCGATGAAGCAGCACAGAAACAATTTTCAGATTATACCGAAATCAAAAATGCTGTTGACACTTTAAAAGCTGGTGTATCTGGATTTGACACAACGAATCTTACGTCTTTGCTGAATAGCGATGGTGAAAATCTTGGTCGGATCGATACTGAAGCGCTTGAAAAGCTAAAGCAAATCATGACAGACTTCGGGTTTGATCCAACTGTTGCAGCCGACGTTCAAGCGTTTGTTGACACATTAAAGCAGCTTGAAATTGTTTCCCCATCCGTAATTGAGAAGAATCAGCAAATAGCACAGTCTGTTACTGACGCAGCTACTCAAATGAGCAATGCTTCTCAGGGTATTGATGATATGCAAAAAGCGTATCAAGCATGTAAATCTGCAGTCGACGAATACAATAAAACAAAATATGTAAGCGCCGACACTCTGCAAACTCTTATGAATCTTAATCCGCAGTATCTTTCTATGCTACAAGATGAAGACGGACAATTGTCTATCAACACTTTAACAGCGAAAAAGCTTACAGCTGCTACGATTCAGACTCAGCGAGCTGCTTTATTGGCAAACGCCGTCACTCAAATTCAACAAACCAATACGCTTGCTGCGGCGCAAAAAGTTCTTGGTGAAGCACAAGCCACCATTGGTAACGCAACACAGATTCTTACTAGCGCATTGTATCAGTCGGCAGAAGAAGGTCTTGAAAATAATGGCAGTTTTGAGGAAATGCAAGCTGTTCTGGCGGCTGGTCATCAAATTATAAGCAATTATAAAATGATGGATAAGCTCTGGGCAGAACTGGCAAAACAGAACCCTGATAAAATTTGGGGTAAAAATAGCACATCTAAATCAAACAAAACCGCAAAAGCAAGTAAAACAGCTCTTGATGCGTGGTCTAGTTTGTCATCTGCAATGAAAGAGTTTAATCAGCAGGGGTATATTACACTCCAAACATTAAAGAGTCTTTCTGATCTCGAAGATCGATATGTTGCATTGTTGACTAAAAACGACGTTACTGGGCAATTGGAAATTCAAACAGACGCATTCTACAATCTTACCAAAGCTGAACTTAAAGCTGCACAAGCTAAAGGTGACGGCGTAAGTGAATTAGAATACAATAAGATTCTTGAATGGACAAATCGCAATATCAAAAAACAAACTATGTCTTACTGGGATCTTATTGCGGCGATTGAAGGATATTCTGCCGCGTTGAGCGGAGCCAAGGATATTACTGACACGTTCAAAGATGCATGGAGTAACGGCAAGACTGTTAAAGAAAAGCAAAAAAAGAGTCGCGCTGGAGCACTTGATTATGAAGGTACTGAAGCACAATCCTCTGCTCTGCAAGACCTGATGAAGTACAGTGAATATGACCCAGAATTGATTGGCAAAGCCTTTAATAAGGAAACTGGCAAAATCGATCTGAGTGGAGACATGCTAAAAACCGCTGTTGCAGAATCTCTCAAGCAGCAGGCCGCCGCAGCTCGCACTGAAGGCGGAGCAGCCGCTGAAGCTATTGCTGCAAGCTATGAAAAGTCCGCTGAGAATATTGAGAACGATGTCATTTCTGTGCAAGATTATTTTGATGGTCTTGGTTCTACGATTGAAGAAGTCAGCTCAAAGATTGATGAAGTGCAGAGCGCATGGAGCGATCTTGGCGACGTCACGAATGAGTATAACACTTATGGCGGATTGAGCGTTGATAGTATTCAAAAATTGCTCACTATGTCTCCTGAGTATCTCCAGTTCCTCAAGATGGACGGAGATCAGCTGGTTTTCAATCGTGATGCAATGCTGGCGTATGCAAAAGCGAATCTCTTAACAAAAGCTGCCGAATTGGAGCTCAAAGACGAAACCAAAGATCAGGCGGAGATTCTTCGTGCTTTGGCAAATTCTCTTGACAAGGGCGCAGATTCGATGGACGGAATGGGTTCATCTGCTGAAAAACTCAAGTCCGGATTGTCCGATCTGAAGGACGTGTTTTCTTCCCTGCTGTCTCTCTTTGAAAAGTTTAATACCGATAAAGACAATGACCTCAAACTTTGGGGCGATGCTATGGGCAAAGTCATCGACAAGCGGATTGAAGCCCTGAATAAGCAGAAGGAAGCTCTGGAAGAAAATAATGAGGCTACTGAACGCGCCATTGAACTTTCCAAGGCACAAGATGCTCTCGCCCGTGCCCAGCAACAGCGCACGACCCGTGTGTACACTGAGAATGGTTACGAGTGGCAGGCAAACGCCGAAGATGTGCGTACTGCACGCGAAGACCTTGCCGACAAGCAGCGTGAATGGAATAATAAAGACGCTGAAAAGGCTATTGACGACCAGATCAAGAAGTACAATGAGTTCAAGGACAAGTTGTCTGAGGTCATGGATGATATCGGCAAGAGCTGGAAGGATTACCAGAAGGAGCTTGAGTACACTGCGCAGATCCAGAAGATGAGTCTATCTCAGATGGAAGGCTCACTGGACGGATATCACAATAAGATCATTGCAAGTCTAAATACTGGCAGCGCGATCACCGGCATCCAGAATTTGATTACAAACCTTGAATCACTGATAAATACGCTAACAAAACTAAATAATCTGTATTCCATGTTTAAGACTGGTGAGTACAAAGATCTCGGCACAAAAGGTCTGTGGAATACGATAAAAGGATTCTTAAATAATGGTGGCGAAAAGGCTGCAAGTTCTGGCACATCTTATGTTAATGCAGCCAAGCAGGCAGTCAACGCTGTCAAAACCACGCTCGTTGATACTGCAACAGAAACGGGAACCGCATTAAAGAACATATTAACAACCGCGAATAACAATATTACAAAACAGGTTGTAAGTTCTGGCAATGGAATTATCAATGCGTTTACAAATATTTGGAACACGATCAAAGGTGGCGCTCAAAGCCTATTCGGCGGTTCCGGCGAAGGCGGCGGCATTGTTTCCACAGTTGTAAACGGATTTAAGGCTGTCGGTAATGCTGTTAGTAAGAGCAAGATTGGTTCCACGATTCTTGGCGGGATTGGTAAGGTTGGAACTACATTACTTAGTGGCGGAGGTAAGTTGCTTGCTGGTGCTGGAAAACTTATTGGTACAGCTGGAAGCGCCTTGGCTGCTGCTGGGCCCGCTGCGATTCCGATTCTTGCAGCTGGCGGGCTTGGTATTTATGGCGGCACAAAGGCCATGAAGAATCAGAAGAAAATCTGGTCCAATAAAGAAGATGGCTTTGGTAAGAAGGCAATAAAGTCCGTTGCTTCGTTCTTCTGGGACATAAGTCCTATTGGTGGAATCGTAAATCTGTGTAAGGACATTTTCGGTAAGAGTAAAGAAACTGCCGAGAATACAAAAGACACTGCGAATAGTAGTTCTGAAACTGCCGAAAACACACAAAAGAGCGCAACAAATCTCACAATTAACGCTACACAGATCGTATCTAAAGAAGAGAATAAAGCAACTGACGAAACAGACAAAAAGAATGACGCAACCGCCAATGAAGATAAAACAGTCAAAACGGCTGCTACAACTCTTACTGGTGCTGGTCTGGGCGCAGCTGCGGGTATGGCAGTAGGTGGACCTGTAGGAGCATTGATTGGTACTCTTTTGGGAGGTTTTGCTGGTTTCTTTTTGGGTGGTCATGCGAATGGTCTTAAATCTTCTAAAACGAATCATTTTGCAAACGTTGACGAAAGAGGTTCAGAACTTATTGTTCGTAAGCCAGCTTCTGGACGTTATACATATCTTGAGACTGGCGATGGTGTTGTTCCTGCTGATATTACCTCTCGCCTGTTTGAGATGGGCGGCAATCCAGACAAGTGGTTCAGCGATCAATTGGCAAAACATAGTTCTGCTTCTATGGTGCAAAGCCGTGACGCTGGTGGTATTTCCCTGTCTATTGGTGATGTGAATGTGAACAATCCCGTTGGTGATAGCGATGCACTGGCTCGTGAGCTGGTAAATCGTCTGCCGAACAAGGTTGTACAGGAACTGAATAGACGTTAAGCAGTACAATAAGCAAAAATAAATACGAAGTATACTTGGCTCAGGGTGGGTTGGGTAGGTTGAGATCGAGTATACATTTATAAAGGAGGGACGAGATGTCACAAAATAGTCAAGATGCAATCGACGTGTTGAGCAAAGTCATCGTAGACACGATTGAAAAGAAACTCAATGACGCAAAATTTGACAAATCGCAGACTGGCGTGGTAACTGCGGTGAGTGGGAATACATACACAATATCCGTGTTTGGAAGCCAGTATAACATTACCTCTGACCAGATTTACACGGTTGGACAGAGTGTGGTTGTGACTGCATTGCAGGGTGATATGAAGCGACTGGTATGTTCCCCCGATAATATTGGTACAATGAAAACAGTGGACAGCAAAGTCAACGTGGTTGGCAGTCAGCTATCCATTATTGATACAGATTTTGCTGACACTATTGTCAAATACACGGATGTCAGTGAATTTTTAACGCTAAAAGATCAGGCAGACGGACAACTCAGCTTATGGTTCTACAGTGGTGTACCATCTACTGATACGGCTCCGACAGTAAATTGGGTAACGGAGGATGCAAAGAGAGTGCACATTGGCGACCTTTATTATGACATGAAGGCTGATGATGCGTATAGGTGGACGGACACTTTTATATGGGAGGCTCTTAGTGACAAGAATTTATTGAAAGTTTTGAGAGCTGCGAGCCTTGAAAACGATACAGCAAATGGATCAAGACGTGTTTTTTTCACAACGCCTTCAACCCCATATAGCCGTGGTGATATCTGGGCAAGTAGTTCTGGTGATAATAAAGTTCTTGTATGTCAGACAGCGCGTCCTACAACTGAAAGCTTTAGTCGGACTGACTGGGCTGTGGCGCTAAAATACACGGATGATACAAAAGCAAACGAGGCACTGGATGCCGCTGGCAAAATAGATAGTGACCTTGTAAGTTTTAAAACGGAATATACTTCTGATTTGGAGAGTACAAAGCAGCAGATTGAAGCCCGCGTAACCACTAAAAAATACAATGAGGACATGAGCGGACTAAATACAAAAATTTCGCTTGCAGAATCTAGAATTTCAAAAAATGAGAATGCCATCATACTGTGTGCCACAAAAACTGAAGCTCAAAAGTATGCGGATGCTGCAGAATTAAATGCAAATAAAAAACTTGAAGAGCACATTAAAACAGCAACTGAAAGCATTGATTCAAAGGTGGCTAAGACGGATTATACCGGAAAAAACATTGCTACTTTGATAAACCAGAGTACAAATACTGTAAAAATCAAGGCGACAAAGCTTAACTTGACTGGTGCTATATCCATTGACAAAAACGGTAAAGTGGCGCTTGATTCCACTTCTGTAAACAACAGCCTTACGCAAGTTTCCGGGGATAAAATCACCACTGATACTATTACTGTGGACAAGTTGAAGGCTGGACAGATTTTCCAGCTACTATGGAAGAACGATTCAAAAGATGCATACTCTGCCGTTGGCGAAGAGAACAAGTTGACTTTTGAAGTGAACAGCGATTATTCAGGATATATTTTTATCTTCCGTGGCTACAAAGAGAGAGAAGTTGTTGAGATTGATCCAGAGAGTGCCGCAACAAAACGGGTGCTCGAATATTTGAGCAAAGTTTCTGTTATTGTGTCGAAACCAGTCGCAGGTGAATGGAGTGGTGCAGAATATCATTGCGCCACTATGAATACGCCGAAGCTGTGTATGATTTATGATTTGAGCACTGGCGACAATTCTACTCCAAATGTATCATACAATTCTGACACAAGTATAAAAAGTGCTTTCCGTCCGTTCTATGTAAAAGCATATGAAAAGAATAATAAATATTGCACTGAAATTACATTCTTTGACGCACAAAGCTCTGGTGAGACGACCATTACAACAAATAACGATTTGATTATTCCATGTGAGATATATGGCGTAAAATAAGGAGGTGTTAAATTGGCGAAACCGATAATTTCAAAATTTTCCGTGATAGACGCTACGCGGGAAAATATTGTGCGGTACACATGTTACGATGACACGATCAATGAAGTGAAGTATATTATCTATGACAACGCCTCCGGCAATATTATTGTTAACCAGACAGTGAAAACCAGTGGTTCATCTTCTGTGCGTATGTTTATGTTGCCAGCGAACCTTATACATAACAGACTACTCCCCTACTATCTTAAAATTGCAGTAACAAATCAGAACGGCAATACAAGTGATTTAAGCGATGCCGTTCTTTTTTATTGCCATGAAAAACCGGTGTTAAAGTTTGTTGATGTGGAAGCACGCGCTGAAAAGACGATCCCATTCCCCGCTTTTTCATTTAATGTTGAATATAAAAACATCGAAGAAGAGGGCGAGACACTGAATCTTTATAAATATCAGCTTTATGATTCAGACAAGACTTTGCTACATGAGGAGATATACCACGGCTCTATTTCACATGCATTTAATGTAGAAAGCCTTGATAATAATAAGGTGTACTATGTGCGAGCAGTTGGAGAAACTGTGAACGGATATGTTCTGGACACGGATTTTTGCGCATTTAGAATTGAGTATGACGGACAACTGCAGAAGCTTGAAATTGTGGCAGAGAATGAAAAAAGAGAAGGTAGAATTAAGCTTACTGTTACGAAAAGCGCGGACGAGCCTAATAATTTTGACTCTATTCGCGTAAAACGTAGAGAGTTTGGCAAATACGACTGGATTACGATTTATGAAAAGAAGATCACAAGTTCCGTTGAGCCTATTTTGATTGTATGCTATGACAAATTCGCACGTGGCAGGAATACGAAGTATCAGTATATGGCAGTTCCTGTTGTTGATGAAATTGAACAAGTGTACACATCTACAAGTGCCGTAAGCGATTTTGACGGAGCATGGCTAATGGATAAAGACATATCATATTATGTTGGTCTTGAGCCAGCTGTCACGAATATTACACGCAATCAAGAAGCGTCTGTGGAGACGACCTTGGGAAGCAAGTATCCCATCGTATTCTATGGTAGTGAGGCAAATTATTATAGCGGCAACTTCTCTGGTGTTATTATCAAGTGGGATCGTGCCAATGATGCGTTTGATTTTGATGGGTCTATTGACTATCGGGAGACTTTTATCAATTGGCTAACGAACAAAAAGCCAAAAGTATTGAAGATGTACGATGGCCGCGCATGGCTGATGAATGTGAATGGAAATGTTTCTTACTCAGACGATGAGCACCCGGATAAGGTAGAAATCTCATTTGATTTTGTAGAGACTGGCGATTTGAATAACGGCGACGACATGAAGAACGCTGGTTTGATTTAAGGAGGTGGGCCATGACTTACTTACCTACAGAAGAAGATCTGGCCTTACTGAAAAGCCGGTCAAAAAGATTATATTGTCGTATCGAACTGCTGAATAAAGACTACCAGATTATTGATACGATCGAAGGACTTGCGTTAAGTGGTTCTAACTCGATTGACGCAGACTCAGATACACGGCGCACTTTTAATCTTGATATCTTCCCGAAGAGTGGATTCTCTATTTCTCAGTTCTCCACAGAGGAGTGGACGAGCAAGATGCTACGCCTACAGATTGGTATGAAAGCTCCAACAAGTATGCCGCTTGTTGGAGCGGACGCGGTAAGAATATCAGAAGAAGAAATCGATGTAAAAATCAAAAATAGTGCGATATACAAAGAAAAGGACACAGAGTTAAGGCAAGCAAAGTGGAGATATAAGGTTGGCGGTTATGAACAGTATGGCAATATCGAAAATATAAACCGTAAACGTATTATTTGGACAGATGAAAATAAAGAGAAATATGCATCTTTTGTGAAAGAGCAAGGAGATGTTGGAACATATTCGACCGTTGTTGCATCTTCAGATGGTTATACAACAAATGGCAAGACGTATGAGATTGCATACACTCCACTACTGATAGGCGGAGGAGATGTTGTTATTCCGCTGCTGAATGCAGATATCAGGTCTTATATTGAAGTGATTTTTAATGCAGCTTGTGATGCAGTTCAAAGAGATGGTTCAACTTTACAAAGTAAAATACTTGAACTTGATAGTTTTGGTGTTGACTGTATGATTTATGGGAAAACAGTACGTGTAAAAAATATGATTGCTGCTGTAGAGGGTGGTATCGCAGCAGGAAGAATATTATCTGCAGCCGATGTTGCAGCGATTGCTGGCTGTACAAAAGAAGAGCTTGATAAATATTTCCATGACACAAGTGTATTTGTTGGCTATTCAATGCACGATATTCAAGGAACGATATGGGAATTGAAAGATGGTTTAACTCAGATATATAACTTCTATCACGCTTTATACTCTGGTGAGGCTGAAATACGAACTGGCACGAACTTTGTGGATACAGATGGTGTACACTGGTATGGCGCTGGCGTATATGCAATACAGCAAAATGGATACAGTTATGATGCCACAACGAACAAACTAAGCCTTTCTTGCCTTGATATGACCTGTTTGCTTGACGGCACGCTTGGTGGAACACTGACCGGATACGCGACGCGCATTCCGATGTATGACCGCAAGCTCGTGGTTAAGGATGGGGTCAACTATTACGAAGATGACAAAAAGAAGCCGCACTATGTTCGCGATTCCATTAAGGAGACATTTGAACTTTCAGGACTGACAAAGAGTATGGTAGATTACTGGGTGCGGCGAATTCCGCACGACCTAGAATATAATACTGGCACGACCATCTGGAACATTTTGACGGAATTGAGAGATCTCTATTTCCCTTTCGAGATGTATTTTGACGACGATACTTTTGTGTGTAAAGAAATTCCGTCTGGCTACGACGACCCCGTTGTTCTGGACGAGGATACATTTAAGAGTATGGTTATCAGCGAAGATGCCAGTGTTGATTACAGTCAGATCCATAACTGTGTAGAGGTATGGGGTGCATCAAACTCCAGCGACTATTTCTGTAAGGATAAACTTGAAAAAAATGACCCAGACGGTACTGGCGAGGTCGTGTATTGTAAAAAAGAAACAAAAGAATGGAATGATGTTGTTGCGCTGCTTAAAGATAATAAATTGAATATGAGCTACAACATGAACCCAAATGATACCGGCGCGTCTATTTTATTGTTAAAATTAAAACAAGCAAGTATTCAGGACGGTACAAGATTTTCGTTTATTTGCCCAGAAGATATTGCGATAAATGCAAGAATCTGTGTTGAGAACCTTGTTACGACAATCAAAACGAATCCGACTGGGGCAGGACAATATCGGGAAACGACACGCGCAATGTATGGACCTATGATGTTGTTTAAAGCTGTTACCAATGAAAAAGGAGAGGACGAACCAGAAGATACATCTCTACTCAAGAAAGGGCGTTATTACGTCATAAAATATGGTGAACATTGGTTAAATCAGGCAACTGATGGTGCATTCAAATATAAATTCAACGCACTTACAGGCAAATACGAAAAAGAACAGCGTGATCCACAGGTGCGCTATTACCCGAAACAAATCTATAATCCATCCACGAAAAATTATGACACCGTGTATGTGAAGTATAATCCAGCAACGAATACAGAGATCCAGATATCAGACCCTGCTCTTCTTATTGAGAGCCGGGTCTATTTTATTGGTCAGTCTCAGTCTCATGCTATGACGAAGTTTGTGGATGCAATGCCGACCGCAAAACAAATTGAGGCAGACAAGATTGCGGAGGCATGTGACAATCTTGAGTACGTTGTCGTAAATGACCCAAACCGCATTGATGACTTGTACAACAGCCGGCTGACGATTGATAAAATCGGGCGAAGAAACCTTGTGTGCTCGGGTAGTGAATTTGACGGATATACATCGGACGAATCAGCCATGACTGTATGCAAATACACGCTATGGAAAAATTGCCGGCTGACGGATTCCATCACGTTGAGTATGCACATGATCCCGTGGCTTGATGTGAATGAAAAGGTAAAATACGCAGCGAAGTACCTGAAGTCTGACATTGCAGTTGAGTGGATTATTAAAAAGATAGATAAAAACATTGGAGAAGGCACAATGAATGTTACGTTGAGCCGCTATTATCCATATTATCCCTATATTACCTACGAGAACGTACTCAAAGGAAAATATACCGATAATACAGTGACTTAATAAAATGAGAGGAGTGAGTAGATGGCATTATCATTTAAAGAATCCAAACGGATGGCAGACGAAAGCCCTGTCATGACAATGGAAGAGACCATGGAAGATGCGCGTCCGGTAGTCGATTACGATGAAGATATTGCAACCTTTGATGTAGACGACCAAAATTTCACCAGAAGCGGCAACTATACATGGTACGATACATTTTCGGACAATGATTTTTCTACGGTTGATACCAACAAAGAGATTACACTGAGTCCGACTCAGGTAAATATCACACAGGAAAACAACAGTCAGGTCATTCCGTTTGAGATGCCGCGTTATTATGATGGTGTTGACCTGATGAGCATGACGATTCAGATCCACTATGTTAACGCTAATAATGCTGAGAACTATACCGCACCCATCAACGTGAGCTATAGTACTGATAAGATTCGGTTTTACTGGATGGTCAGTAACTATGCCACTATCAAAGAGGGTGTGCTAAAGTTTGAAATTATGGCGACTGGTGCAATTACTGTACCGAACAGCGGTGAATCGAAGAATTATCTATGGCGTACAAAGCCGAACGAAAAACTGAATGTTTTGAAATCGCTTACCGGCACCGCAATGACCGATCCGACTGGCGATGACTGGTATACTCAGTTCTTAGCTACGATGAGCCAGAAGGTTGGTGAGGCACAGACTGCCGCAACTCAGGCTGCACAGAGCGCACAAGAAGCACAGGCTGTCGTAGACGGTCTGGCCGACACACTGGCAAGCTACTACACTAAAGAAGAGGTTGACGGTTTTGTTACTCTACTTCGGGATGATATCGCCAAGGTTGACGGTCTAGCAAAGTTTGATGTGCAGTATGATGCTGAAACACAGACGATCAAGTTCCTGAATGGCGAAAAGGTTATTAAAACCATTACCCTAAACACTGATCCGAGTGCTGATTGGGTAACCGCTTTTAATAAAACCGTTGAAGCAAAAATAGACGAAAAGATTGCACCAGTTAAAACCGAACTGACCGAGTATAAGACCAGCAACGATGCTGCCGTAAAGAATCTGCAGGATAGCGTTGGTAACTTGCCTGAGACCTTGCAAAGTGATTATTACAACAAACAGGCAATCAACAAGCTGTTAGAAGCAAAGGCTGAAAAGACCAGCGTTGAGACCGTGGCAAATGATTTGACTGTGGTAAAAAATACTGCTTCTGGTTTGCAGAATAGTATTGACACTATCAATGGCGATATTTCTGAAATTCAGGAGCAGTTGAAAAATGTGAAGCCTGACCCGAATTCTGGGCGTGAGTATGATATTACTTACGAGGATTCAAAGCTGAGCCTGTTGGAAAATGGCACTGTGAAAACACAAGTTGTCATCCAAGGTGGTGGAGGCGGTGGCACTGGCGGCAGTACAAGTGTTATCAAGATCGAGCGTCTGGATGGCTCTGCGCTAACTGTGATTGCTGGTGACTCAGCTATTATCAATTTCAAGTTCTCTTCTGTGGACAATTCTGGCGATGACACTGGTTCTGCTACTGGCGTCTGGTATGTCGGCAATACAAAAGTTGGCACGCAGACCGTTATCCAGGGAAAGAACAGCTTTGACGCAACCCAGTATCTGCACAGCGGTGACAATACTGTTAAGCTACAGGTGACCGATAGCGTGGGCAGTGTTGGTACAAAGACTTGGACTGTCAATGTTGTTGAGTTCTATCTGGAGAGTTCTTTTGATGATACGCTGGTTTATAGTGGAGAGGTAACCTTCCGCTACACTCCGTATGGCAATATTGCAAAAACTATCAACTTTACGATTGATGGAAAGATTCTTGGCTCTACCACAAGCAGCGTTACCGGCAGACAGTTGACTTATGCTATTCCTGCACAGACCCACGGCGCACATTTGGTAGAAGTTTCTATGACTGCTGAAATCAATGGGAAACAGGTCACCAGCAATAAGGTTGTCAAAGATATCATGTGGGTAACTGAAGGCAATACAACTCCTATTATCAGCTGCGCCACAAAGACAGCAAGTGCAAAACAGTACAGCAACGTTGCAATCAACTATACCGTTTATGACCCTTCCAGCTCTACAACCACTGTAACGTTGGAGGTTGACGGCGCTAAAACTGCTACTTTGACTGTTGGACGCACCATGCAGACATGGACTTGGAAGTCCGCTGATATTGGCACTCATACGTTGAAAATCGTATGTGGCTCCGTGAGCAAGGAGATTAGTGTCGAGATCAAAGAGCTTGGTATTACGATTGAGCCAGTTAAGACAAATCTGGCTTTTGATTTTAACCCTGCTGGCAAGACTAACGCTGACGAGACCCGCTTGTGGTCTGATGGCAATACAAGGCTGACTGTAAGCGATAATTTTGACTGGTCTAACGGTGGCTATCAGCTGGACGAAGATGGTGATACCTACTTCTGTGTGAAGGCTGGTACAACTGCAAATATCAGTTATAAGTTGTTTGGTGATGACGCAAAGAAGTTGGGTAAGAACTTTAAGCTTGTGTTTAAGACTACGAATGTCAAGAACTACGATGCTACGGCACTGACCTGCTTGAACGGTGGTATCGGTTTGAATATTCAGGCGCAGAAGGTCACATTGACCAGTGAGCAGAATAGCATCGACCTACCAACTTGTGAAGACGACTTTATGGAATTTGAATTTAATATTCTGCCAGACAGTCAGTACAAGGAAATGGTTCTATGGTTGGATGGTATTCCCTGTCGTGTTGAGCTGTATGACGCAAGCGACAACTTTACACAGGCTTCTCCGGTAGGCATTACGATTGGTTCTCCTGATTGTGACGTGCTTGTTTACCGCATGAAGTCCTACATGATGAACCTGACGGACGACGAGATCCTCGACAACTTTATTGCAGACGCAAAGAATGCAGAGGAAATGATTGAGCGCTACACCCGCAATGATATTACGGATGTGAGCGGCGAACTGAATCCTGACCTACTGGCTGAGAAGTGCCCAGACCTGCGCATTATCAAGATCTCTGCTCCGACATTTACGACCGGCAAGAAGAACGAAGTGTCAAACACGACCATTCAGCACATTTATAAGAATGGCCGCGCCGTGGAAGATAACTGGATTGCCATTGGTTCACATAAGGGACAGGGCACTAGTTCTAATGCATACGGTGAATCTGGTCGTAATATTGATATCAACTGCTCTGGTGGTTTCACCTTTGGTGATGAGAGCACTGGCAGCAAGTATGCATTTACAGAAAACAGCGTTGGTGAGAAGTATTTTAATATCAAAGTCAATGTTGCTTCTTCTGAGAATGCAAATAATGCTCTACTGGCAGACGAGTTTAACGAGTTCAACCCGTACATTCGTCAAGCTCGCAAGGACAACCCGAAGGTACGCGACACCATGGCATTCTACCCCTGTGTCGTTTTTATTCAGGAGACCGACACCACAAACGCAACTGTCTTCAAGGATGGTCAGTGGCATTTCTATGCTTGCGGCGATTTTGGCAACTCAAAGAAGAATAGTGACACAATGGGTATGGACCCGAACAATCACAAGGAAGTTATTATTGAGATCGATAACAACACCGATGCACAGACCCGCTTCCTGAGCGGCGACTTCTCTGAGGAAACTTGGGATGGCGACCACAGCTTTGAGTTCCGTTACATCAATAAGAATTGTACCGAGGAAGAGATTCAGGCAGCTAAAGATGCATGGATTCGCGTGCAAAACTGGGTTGTGAATGCAGATGATGCTGAATTCAAGAAGAACTTTGAGAATTACTTTATCAAGGATTCTGCCCTGTTCCACTATCTATTTACTGAGCGTCATACTATGGTCGATAACCGTGCAAAGAACGTATTCCCGCACACGACTGACCTTGTGCACTGGGATTTCTGTTTTGACTACGATAACGACACTGCAATGGGCAACGATAACGAGGGTGGTCTGACCCTGAGCTACGGCTATGAGGATATGGACACCGTCGGCACAAAAAGCGTGTTTAACGCACATGATTCTAAGCTGTGGTGTAAGATTCGTGACCTGTTTGCAGACGACCTTGCAAAGATGTTCTTGAACCGCGAAAGTGCTCTGGCATGGAGCGCAAACCGTATCCTGAAGAAGTTCGAAGATTATCAGGACGTAAAGCCTGAAAAGCTGTGGATTATGGATATGCGGCGCAAATATTTCCGTACTTATGAGGACAATGGCACAACTAGCTATCTGCCTATGATGCACGGCAATAAACGCCACCAGAGACGTCAATTCCAGCGTTATCAGGAAAAATACATGGCATCTAAGTATACGGGTGCTACTTGTACCTCTGACGATATGACCATTCGTGGTTATACTCCGACCAACTGGACAGGTGTGAAACCCGATGGCACTTTCCATATTGTCCCATATGCCGACACTTATGTCTCTGTACGGTATGGTTCTAACCCTGTGAAGGTGCGTGGTAAGCGCGGTCAGACTTACGAGATTCAGTGCCCGATTGCAGCCATGAATGATACCGAGGTTTATGTTTACAACGCTTCTATCATCCAGAGCATTGGCGATATTTCTGGTTTCTATCCCGGCTATGTTGATTTCAGCCACGGCGTAAAATTGACTGACCTGAAGATTGGTTCTGCCGCCGAGGGCTACAAGAATACGAATCTGACTGACTTTGCAGTTGGCAACAATACACTGCTTGAGCATTTGAACCTGCAGAACGTGCCGAACCTGAAGAAATCCATCAGTCTGACCGGCTGTACGAATCTGGAAGAGTTCTATGCTGGCGGCTCTGGCATTACCGGCGTCGCGTTTGCTAAGGGCGGTAAAATTAAGAAGGCTGAACTGCCTGCGATCGCAAGTCTAAGCGCTAAGAACCTGAATTATCTGACCGACCTGAAGGTTACAGATTATAAGAATATCACCACACTGACTGTCGAGAAGTGTCCGACAATTGACTTGACTGATATGCTGGCTAAGTGCACGAACTTGAACCGTGTGCGTTTGACTGGCGTTGATTGGCAGTTGGATGATACTTCCCTGCTGGATCGTCTGTTAAAGATGACCGGCTTGGATGAAAATGGTTATAACACTGATCATTCTGTTATCGAGGGCAGCGTCCATGTACCCATTATGCGTGAGCGTCAGCTGGCAGAGTTTACGGCACAGTGGCCTGATTTGAATATCACTTATAACACTCTGGTTCAGCAGTTTAAGTGGACGTTCGTAAATAAGGACGGTACGGTACTTGATGAACAGTACATTGATAAGGGTGATAAGGCCGTTGATCCTGTTACACGTAAAGAGAACCCGATTCCGACACCTACTGCCGAAAGTACGATTTCTACGGACTTTACTTTCAGTGGCTGGGACACCGAGTTTACGACTGTTTTTAGCAATCAGACTGTCACTGCAACTTATACCGAATCTGTGCGTAAGTATACTGTCCGCTATATGAACCGTGGCGCTGTGTTAAAGGAAACAGTTGCTCCGTATGGCTCTATGGTTCTGTATGATGGCGATACTCCTACTTATACCTCTGAAGAAACTGCTTTTAAGTATTACCAGTTCAGTGGCTGGGATAAGGGCGGTTACGTCACCGGCGATAAGGATATCAATGCTGTTTATGATAGCTGCGAGTATTCTTCTACCTACTTTGACGGTAAGGAAATCGGTCAGCTTCGTCCTGTTGAAATCTATGCGATGAACAAGGTTGGGGTTGAGCAGAATGTTGCCACGCCAAAGGATGAAGTTTCCATCAAGCTTGGCAACGATTTCTCTTATGAGGACATCACTGAAAAAGTTCTTATTAGTAAACCGCAGGTGTTTGATGGTAAGAACTACATTGATACCGACCTCAAGCTGTTTGAAGAGGACAGAGATTTTGTGCTGGCTGTTGACTACAAGATGGATGTCACAAATGCAAATAACACTGTTTTAATGCAGTGCTTTGAGCAGAACGGCATGAATGGTATCCGTCTGTGGAACTCAACTGGCGTCAAGATGACTTGGGGTATTGACTCTGCAAATGGTGTCGCTGCCGGTTCTCGCGATATGACTGTTATCCGGCACATTAAGGGTGATAACGCACTGTATGTCTATTCCTCTAATATCTATGGTTCTGCACTGAACTATACAAAGATCACTCGTACTCGCTCCACAAAGACGAATGCCACTCTGGTATTTGGATGTGCAAAAGCAGACGATGGTGCTTACGAGCGCCACGCTAAAGGTACGGTTTATTGGTCTAAGCTTTGGTACGCAGACCTTGGCGATGCTGCTTGTCGCGAATTGGCCGCATGGACACACGATAACCTGATTGTTGAGGTAGCAAGCTTTAAGAACTACTACTTGAGCGACAATTCCAACAAGCGTTGCTCTATGACATTCTTGCAGAAGGATACGCTGGGTCAGGACATGGTACTGAGTTCTTCTTCTAACAATGCTGGCGGTTGGGGCAGTACTTCTCTGCGTGAGTATCTTGACTCTCGTCTGGTTGATGCTTTGCCGATTGGTTGGAAACAGCTTATCAAAAAGGTCAAAGTACCGAGTTCTGCCGGAAATAAGAGTAAGGAAATTGTGACTTCGGACTGCTACTTCTTCATTCCATCTGCGATTGAAGTAAGCTCTTCGATGATTGACGAGCCTTACGTTTACGAAGGTCAAACAATCAGCTACATGACCGGCAATGATTCTCGCGTCAAGCACAACGCAGAGGGTAAGGCAACAAAGTATTGGCTGCGCAGCCCGTTTGCTACTTATGATGGATACTTCTATGCAATTGAGGAGACCGGTGAGCTGTATGGCTTCCATTATCCTTCTGAGCAGCTAGGAGTAACCGTGATGTTCAGCATTTAAGGAGGTGTTGAGAGTGTATTATAAGGTACTTAAAGACGGTCGAGTGATCGATGCTCTTGACCGCCTTCAGTTTGTAAAGTATCAGCCCAAGCACGATATCATGGTGAATTGCACCGAAGATGACGCACAAGGTATTATCAGCAGCAACGGCAAGTATATCTGGCACGTTGAAGGCTATTACCTAATTCCATCCCCGGAATATGACACTGTAACGCTTGAGCCGATTGACAAATACGAATATGACCAAATCAAAGCCTTGGGAGGTACAACTCCTGAGGCCATTATTGATGCTTATACGTTGACGTTAATTCAAGGAGGTCTACTGTGATGGAGAAGATTTTCACTGAGTTCGTCGAGAGTATGCACCGACTCTATAAAAATGGAATGGTACAGGACAAATTTGTGGAGAACTTGCTTGAGGGCAAGAAGATCTCATTGGATGATTACCTGTACATCGTGAACGGAAAGGAGGTGTGATATGTATACCTTTTTAATTAACGAGGATAACACTATCACAGCGAGTCTGACTGAGCGTATCATGCAGCGGAGCAAGCTAGTGGATAATTTGCACTTTCTTGCCGATCAGACTTACAAAGGTGTTGATATTAGTGACTATACAGTTATGCTGGAATATGTTTTGCCTGTGAGCAAACGCTATAAAACTGAAATTCTACAAAAGTCAAAAGACTTGTACAAGAACCGGTTGGAATATCTTCTGCCTTTTGATACGGGTCTGACTAGCGAGGCTGGCGACATTGAGTTCCAGCTGACCTTTGTTCATGTCGAGATGGACTCTGAAGGACAGACGATTCAGCGCGTGCGTAAGGCTGGCCCCGGCGTTGTACATATTATTCCTATCAGCAAGTGGTCTGATTTGATCCCCGATGAAGCACTGAGCACGCTCGACCAGCGTATTATCGCACTGGAGGCTCTGAATAAGGCAATGACTGACCGGTTCAATACCAGTCTGGCTAATAAGGCTGATAACATCACTTACGATGAAGAGCATCGTATTCAGCTTACCTCCGAGGGCAAACCCATTGGTAACGCTATTAAAATCACAACTGAAACTGTGGAAACTGAAGATGGTAGTATGCGTGTTGTCCCATTCTAACCATCGTTTAAAGCGAGGTGAAAAGAATGGCATACAAATACTCGAAGCTTGGTTACGGTAACGCAAAAGACGTAGAAGCCGCGATTGCGCTTGGGTTGATTGATGGCAAAGACCTTATTATCACAAAAGACACATCAGAATTCATATACGTCCGGGACGACTTATCTATTCAAAAGGTAGCGCCTCGGACGCTTTGTTTTGATAGTATTCCGGCGGCAAATGAGGCAATTAACCAGAATGATGCGACTTATGCAGGTCAGACCGTAATGATACGAGGCAAAGACGACAAATATGAACCGTGGGTCGTGCAGCAAAGCGTGGAGTCAGGTCGGTTCTTCGTCGAGCCTTTTCAAACTCAATCTACAAATTTCCAATGGACTGAATTCTAATAAGGAGGAAAAATATGGCACAAGTAAAATTTGCGTATGGTACGAAAGCACGGTACGATGCCCTTGCTCCAAAAGACATGGATACACTGTACTTTACGACCGATACGTTGCAATTGTTTAAGGGTACAACTGAGTACACTAAGAGCACTAAAATGGTGTCTTCCCTGCCCGCAGCGGGTCAGGTGCAGGGCATTATTTATTTCCGCATGACAGACTACACCATGCATATTTGGAATGGCGTGGAGTTTGTGCAGCTGAACAAAACAACCGTTACTCAGATCCCGGCAGATGCCACCAATGATGATATTCCGACCACCAAGGCTGTCGCTGACTATGTTAATGCCAAGGTTGCAGCGGTGGAAGGTATTAAAGGTAAGTTCGTTACAGATGTTACTTATAATGCTGGTGTGTTGAGTGTGGCAAAGGGTGACGAACCTGTTACCACTACCATGACTGGTATTGTTCATGAGCCTACTTATGATGCAGAAACTCGCACCATTAAGATGCCCGTATTTGGCGGAGACACTTTGACGATTGCACTTGGCAAGGATCTTGTTGTAAAGAGCGGTGTCTATAACACGAAAGACAAGAATATTGAATTGACTATCACAACTGGCGAGGTCATTAAGATTCCTGTTGGCTCCCTGATTGATATTTATATCGGCGTGGCAACTTCTACTGCAACTGTGACTGTTTCTGACGACAATAAAATCAGTGTTGATGTGCGTGTGTCCGCAAAAGCCAATAACTCTATTACAATTGAAGAGGATGGCTTGTATGTGGCTGTGCCTGATGCTTATACCAAGGCTGAGACTGACGCAAAAATCAAAAAGGTGCAAGACCAGCTAGACGGTCATTCCAAGGATGCTGTGGTGCACATTACCGCCGAAGAGCGCAAGGCTTGGAATGCAAAGGTGTCTCAGGATGAACTGACTGCTGCGAAATCAGAAGTAATTTCTGCCGCTGCTGCTGATGCTACTAAAAAGGCGGATGCCGCTCGCGATACTGCAAAAACCTATGCGGATGGCTTGAATACTGCTATGGACAATCGCGTCAAGAGTGTCGAAGGGGCTCTGACTTGGAAGGCTCTTGATGATTCCGGCGCGAACGCTGAGACATAATAATCTAACATAAATCCCTACACTCTGTAATGGAGTGTGGGGTTATTTTTATCGAAAAGGAGTTTCATGATGTCAAAATTATCACTTTTAGAGATTGCACAATCTCAACTCGACAAGACTCCAGTGATCGACGGACAGCTTATTGTCTGCCTTGACACCGGAAACGCCTATCGAGATACTGCTACGGCTCACGTAAAAATCGGAAGCGATTTAGAGGTTGTGAGCGACTTACCATTGGCTCCTCTAGCCGAAAAAATCTATTATCTGAAGCCTGATAAACTATATGCGTACTTAGGCGGCAACTGGACGTTATTAAACGACAACAATTTCTCACTGGGTGCAAATAAGAGCGCACTTAATGGCAAAGCAAAAATTACGCTGGATGGCGCAAAACAAAGCTCTGTATCCATCAAGGGAACGGGAATCACAACTGTTATGACAGATGAGAATGGTGAGTTGGTTGTGAATACTGGCGATCCATCTATGTACATGGAAGCGCTGACTAATTCAGACATAGATAAAATTCTATCAACATAAAGGAGGAAACACATGGCTTGGTTAGATTATGATGGCCTGCTTTACTTCTGGCAAAAGATAAAAGCAAAGCTGAATGACAAGGTTGATAAAGTCGAAGGCAAGGGGCTGTCCTCCAACGATTTTACTGCCAATGAAAAGAACAAGCTGGCTGGTATCGAGGCTGGCGCAAACAATTATTCTCACCCGACAAGTTCTGGTAATAAGCATATTCCGTCTGGTGGTTCTGCTGGTCAGATTCTGCGTTGGAGTAAGGATGGCGAGGCACAGTGGGGCGCTGATAACAACACAACTTATAGCGCATTTAAGGGTGCAACCAGTGTCGCAGCCGGTGGCTCAGGTCTTGTCCCCGCCCCTGCTGCTAATAATGCTGGTCAGTTTTTGAAGGGTGATGGTACATGGGCAACTCCACTAAATACGACCTATAACAACGCAACCTCTGGCTCTGCTGGCTTGATGAGCGCCGAAGATAAAGCAAAGCTGGATGGTATTGCTGCAAACGCAAACAACTATACACACCCGACTTCTGCTGGTAATAAACATATTCCGGCTGGCGGTCAGTCTGGTCAAATTCTAAGATGGAGTGGCGATGGTTCTGCTACTTGGGGACCAGACTATAATACCACCTATTCTGATTTTAAAGCCGCTACTGCTTCGGCTGCTGGTGGTTCTGGTCTGGTTCCTGCTCCGGCAGCTGGCAAGCAGGGTCAATATCTGCGTGGCGATGGTATTTGGGCTACTCCACCTGATACAAAATACAATGACGCAACACAGAGTGCTCACGGTTTGATGAGTACTGCCGATAAACAAAAGCTAGATGGATTTGGCGCGGCAAGCACCTATGCCCTGAAGAGCGATATCACGGCAATGTATCGTTATAAGGGTTCTGTTGCTTCTACGGACAAGCTACCCACGAGCGGGCAAACCATTGGTGATGTGTATGACGTTGGCAATGGAATGAACTATGCATGGAATGGTTCTGACTGGGACGCTCTGGGCGAAATTTTTACTATTACAAAGATTACAAATACTGAAATCGACACTGTTTTGGCAAGCTGATTTCAGTTTTTACTGAGACAGGAGGTCGATTATGGGATATTTAGATTATGCTGGCTTACAGTATCTGTGGGGTAAGCTGAAAGAAAGGTTCGCTCCGAAAAGTCACAGCCACGATGATAGATACTATACTGAAGCTGAAATGGACGGCAAGCTGAACAGCAAGGTGAACAATAATGAAGCTGGAGCAGATAGTTTGCTTTCTAAACTGACTACATCTTGGACTGCCACTCCTACCGACAACACTTATTTTATTCGACAGGATACAGGTGGCGGAGATTCTTTTGGTCGTGTAAAGTTCTCCACCTTGTGGAATTATATCAAAGGCAAGGCAGATGGCGTATATCAACTAAAGGGCAGTTATGCTGCGAGCGAGCACACTCATGATGACAGGTATTATACAGAGGCTGAAATTGATGGAAAATTAACCGAGAAGCTGCATGAAGAAACTATTACAGATGCACGAGATTTAAATACTATTAAAACAACTGGCGTTTATCATTTAAAAACTACATCATACACTAATGGTCCGGGAATTTCAAATCATGCTACAATATTTGTTGACTATACTGTCGGCACGCCGTATCAGATTTTTATCCCAGATTCCGTTAATAGAGCATGGCGTCGAAATCATATCAATTCAAACGATACGTGGTCTGCATGGACTGAACTGAAATACACCGACACAAATACTTGGCGCGGCATTCAAAACAATCTTACGAGTGATTCAACATCTGATAGTTTAAGTGCTGCGCAAGGTAAAGCATTAAAAAGATTGGTAGACGACAAAGCGCCTAATGGACACACCCACACAAAAGACCAAGTAGGACTTGGTAATGTAGACAATACAGCAGATGCAAACAAAAGTGTCAAGTATGCTACAAGCGCAGGAAGTGCTAACACGGCTACAAAAGCAACAATGTCAGACAGCGCCAACTCTTTATCTGGTCTCTCCTCTCGTTCTAGTCAAGGATGGGGAATTCAGACTGGCACTTTTGTTCATGGCGAAGGCGACGACACTGGCGGTGATTTCGCCTTCCGTAGAGATTGTCCGAATGCCGGTCAACTTAGTATGGTCCTTGATGGACGGTTCTATCAAAATGAAGGTCAATACAGAGTGCTTGACACAAGCGATGAAGCAAATTTGAATGTTCGGTCTGCTAACTTTGCAAAAGAAACATATATCAATCAATACAAAACGGTCAACTTAACCGATCTTGACCAAAATACATGGTATCCTGTGACTGGTACTGGTGTTCCATATACTGGTTTAAGACGATTTAAATGTAATGTTCAACTCAACAGTGGCTCTAAACCTAGTTGGAGTGCGCATGGCAGAGGATTTACAGCGGTTGTTGATATACTCGAAGAGTCATCAGGTTGGGGAACAACTGGAATGTTAGGAGAAGTGTTGATTAACGACCAACGTTTTATTGCAGATGAAAGCAAACCTCCAGTTGGATATCAGCAGATGGGTTATGGTTCTATTCCTGTTTGGTGGCTTCGTGGTGGTGGAACATATTTTCTTGCGGCAGACTATGACTGTACATGGACAATTCAAAAATCAAAATATGAAAACAGCGGTCAAAGTGTTGCACCCACAACTACATATCCTGGTGTAAATGTGGACCGAGCTACTATTACAGCTAATTTGAATGGTAATGCAACTACCGCCGAGGTCGCCACTGTCGGTGTTCGGGACTACAACAATGCAAGCAACACCATAAAAATTGGTTGGTCAGGTGCAGACCTTGATGCAAATACACTTTCTTATGTTGCTGGTTACACTTCTGATATGAAGATTCACACCGCTTCAAAGGATGGTGTGCGTAGTTGGCTCGGTCTCGGCGCGTCCGCCTATAAGAAAGTTCAAAGCTTGTCTGCTGTAGGACATTCCAACTGGACTAATCAATCCACTGATGATGGTTATGTTCCATCGATGGCATTTATGGCGTTCTGGAATGGTGCTTTTAATGGCAGTGGGAATTCTAATCTTCAATACTGTGACCGTGGTAGGTTTGGCACAATCGTGACTAAGAGTAGTGGAGATTACGCAGTTGCTGGGCACACTCATGATATGAGCACGCTGACTGGCAATATAATCAATACAGAACCTGCTACAAACAATCATAAAATCGTACTTGGTAAGTCTGGTCTTGATAAATGCGAATTTTACGAGTATGGTGGCATCTGGAACTTTTACAAAATGAATAGCGGCGAGCCTAATCTGGTTGCTTCTATTCAATCAGATGGTATTCATGCTACGCTAAAAGGTACTGCCGAAAGCGCGACTAGCGCTACAACCTCCAACGGTGTAAAAGACTACAACGACGCTAATAGAACTATCAAGATTGGTTTCGCTGGCGCTGGCTTGACTGCAGAAAATTTAGGTTATGTTGCAGGCTATACAGACAATGGTACAAAAATCAAAGATGTGTCTAAGGATGTTCTGAAGAGTTGGATTGGATTGGGGAATTATCTACCTCTTATCGGTGGCACGATGAGCGGCCAAATTACAAAATCCACTGGCGGTTCTTGGATTGGTGATAGGGATCGCGCTGCAATAAAAAGTAGCTATGCAGGTGATAGTTCTTATGGTGCCGTTGCTGCTATGGCGACAAAGAACGGTTACTGGACTATGGGTAACCTTGGCGGCAATGAGAACCTGATTTTCAATTATTCAACTGACGCGAACTATAATGCTGGCAATAACAGCACTGAACAAGTCTATCTCCCCGCTCAAGCCGGTACTATCATTACAAGTGCTACTATCGGCAGTCAGTCTGTTAATTACGCTAATAGGGCGGGCAATGCCACGAACGCTACAAATGCCACGAACGCAACGAATGCAACAAACGCTACAACAGCTACAAAGCTTTCCTCTAATGCTGGCTCCAATAATCAACCCGTCTACTTCTCTGGTGGTAAGCCCGTTGCAATCGGGTACACAATCGCCAAGAGTGTCCCAGCGGATGCTAAGTTTACTGATACAAACACATGGCGCGGAATCCAGAATAATTTGACAAGTGATAGTACAGATCAGAGCCTTAGTGCGGCACAGGGTAAAGCTTTGAAAGCATTAGTTGATGGTAAAGCACCTACTTCACATAAGCATACAAAGTCTCAAATAACGGATTTTCCAAGTTCTATGCCTGCAAGTGATGTATATGCATGGGCTAAAGCAGCTACAAAACCAAGCTACACCAAGGCTGAGGTTGGGCTTGGTAACGTAGATAATACTGCGGACAAAAATAAAAGTGTGAATTATGCTACGAGTGCGGGATTGGCTACAAATGCCCAGTGTTTGAATAATGATGATAAATATATGAAGTTCCACTGGTCTGGTCAGAAAGGTCAACCCACATGGCTATGGGGCGGCAATGACTCTGGTGATATGTATGTATACAATCCGAGCAATTTCAATGTGAATTATGCCACGACGGCGGGAAATGGTACTGTCGGTTTCCAAACAAAGGTTACTACCGATGGTTATTTTGGTGCAGTTCGTTTTGGTAACGGAGTACAGATTTGCTGGTTTACAATGAAAAGCACTCGAAACAGAACTTTCTTACTTCCGTTTGCTGATATAAATTATGCTATAGCCTTTAGTGGCGGCTATTGTTGGTTGAACATAAATAATAGAACGACTACTGGTTTTACAGTTGGTGTTGAATGGAGTGGATATGAAAACTCTTATATTGCAATTGGTCGATGGAAATGAGGTGAATACAATTGAATCAAAAAATAAAAATTGGATATCAGATATCTAAACCAATAATTACGACAGAAGAGTGTGAGTTGTATTCATCAATGGTTGAAGAACTGAGTAATCACAATGCCGCAGCAAAACCGGGTGAAGAATTGTGGACTGTTAAGGAACAAGAAGATTGCTACGAAGTCGTATCGGACGGAACTGTTCCAAGTGAAGAACAAAGTTTGGAACCAATCAAAAACAATAAAATTTCTGAGTCTAAGACTGCTCTCTCCGCATATCTAGCCTCGCATCCGCTTCAATGGTCCGATGGAAAGTACTACAGTGTTACCAGTGAAAAACAGGCATTGTTGACTTCGAATTTGGCGCTGTATCAAATTTCTGCATCCGCCGGGCAACCGTTCAAGCTGACATGGAACTCAACCGGCGACGAATGTGTAGAATGGACTTATGAAGAACTGGCTGCACTTGCATTGGCAATCGGTACATATGTAAAACCCTTTGTATCGCGTCAGCAGGAATTAGAAATTGCTATCAAGGCTTGTACTACAATGGAAGAGCTGAACGCAATTGAAATCAACTACGACCCTGTTCTGAAGCAATATCTTGAGACCGCCGGGCAGAAGGAGGCCGCTGAATGAGCAAAATCGTAAAGAAGTATAAAGAATTATTGAAATGTGCGCTTCTCTTTTTGATAGGAGGAGCGCTTTATTATTGCATCGAGATTTTATGGCGTGGTCACTCACACTGGACTATGGCTGTAGTAGGCGGCATTTGCTTTGTGGTCATTGGTGGGTTGAACAATTATATTCCGTGGGAAATGCCCATGTGGGAACAGGGTTTTGTCGGTGCGTTATTTGTGACTGGTATGGAGCTTGTTGTCGGCATTCCATTGAATCTGATGATGGGTTTACACATCTGGGACTACTCTTCCCTACCATTCAATCTGCTTGGTCAAATCTGCCTGCCATTTACTGTGCTATGGTTTTTCCTTGCCTTGTTGTGCATTTATGTAGATGACTGGATGCGCTATATCATGTTTCACGAGGACAAGCCACACTATCACTGGAGTAAGGTATGTAAGCCGAAGCAGTAAACAAACTAAAAGTATATGTAAAAACAGAAAGAGCCCCGGGCTGTTACACCCAGAGCTCTCCCGCCACACCTATACAAAGATAGGACGTCACAAATTCGCTCGATGAATTTTTGACATACCTATTTTATCATAGTGTGAAATTTTTGTCAATACAGAATCGAGGTGATGAAATGATTGGTTTGTTAACTGCCGCACCAACTCATGCTCCGGGTGTTATCAGCTTTACAATAGAACAGCTTTGGCAAATGATTCTAAGTATTGCTGGTGGCATTACGGCTATTTCAGCTGCTGTTGTCGTTATTGTAAATGCAATCAAGAAGGCAAAAGAGCCAGACACGAAACAGAACCTGAAGTTGATTGAACACGACAAGCATTTGGAAGATATCGACCGCAAGCTCAAGAATGATAAAGAGGTTTTGGATTTATATCGCTCCAAGCTTTTGTCTATTGAAGAGCACCAGAAGGAACAGGACATCGTAGTTGAAGACCATGGACGAAAAATCGCTGGCGTGGAACAGCGTGTAAATAAGAGTGAACATGGTATCAATGTTATGATGAAAGCTCTGCTGGCTCTGCTTAGTCACGGTATTGATGGTAATGCTATCGATCCTATGAAGGAAGCTAAGGCTGCTCTTGAAAGTTACCTGATTGACGGACAAAATCTAAAAGACATTTAATACATAGCTCGGTACGTGTGTGCCGGGCTTTATTTTTTATTCAAAACAGGAGGTATTACTATGGCAAGTATTGTTAATGAGATCGTCTCTGTTATTGTGAAACTGGTTATCACTGTTGCTGGCACCGCATTTATGACCTATGGCATTCCCTACCTGAAACAGATCGGTATGTATAAGATCGTCCAGATGGCTGTGCGTGCCGCTGAGAAGTTGGGTGTTACCGGCGCAATCAAGAAAGCTGACAAGAAGAAGTATGTTATTGCTGCATTGGAGAAGATGAATATCAAGATTACTCCCACTATCGAGATGATGATTGAGGCCGCAGTCAAGGAGATGGATATCCAGAACGAGAAAATCAATGCAGAACTTAAGAAGGATTGAAGGTGTGGCTCTATGAGCATTATTACATATTCTATGAAGAAGGACTGGAACAAGAAGCTGTCCAAGAACTTCTGCGCCTATGAATTTGCTTGCAATGACCGGAGCGATGAGTTCAAGGTGGCAACTGAGCTGGTAGAGACTCTGCAGCAGATTCGTGACCATTTCGGCAAGCCGGTTCTAATCAGCTCTGCCTACCGTACTCCTGCATATAACATTTCAATCGGTGGCAGTTCTCGTAGTCAGCATTGTCTGGGCACAGCAGCGGATATTCACATCAACGGTGTTGACCCAATTCGTATTGCGCTATACGTAGCCTCACTCCCCTACTTCCAGAAGCATGGCGGTATTGGCTATTATAGTCGAGCACAGGTGACGGGTGGCTTTGTTCATGTTGATGTGCGTGAGACTCATAGCCGTTGGGTCAGTAAAAGTGGTACTGCATATCAGGTCGTGAGTAAAATCATGCCCACGATTCGTCAGGGCTCTAAGGACTGCACTGGCGGCGTGTCTTATGCTGTGACTGTATTGCAACGGCATTTAGGTTTGAAGGTAGATGGCATCTTTGGCGCTGGCACAAAAGCTAAGCTGGTAGAATGGCAGAAAGCACATGGATTGGCGGCTGACGGCATCTGCGGAATGGCAACATGGAGTTCGTTTTGATGGCAGGCAACCAGAATACATTTCGTGCAGGAGACAAAATTAAATTAGACGGAGTATTATTTTCAAACAGCCAGACTCACTGCGGTATGCGCCGCCGGGGAGAATGGTTTATATATGATGGAAAACTAGTCAATGGTCGCTATCGAGTGACAAATCTCGAAAGCCGCATTGGCAAGTATCCAATTTCAGTAAATGTATCGGGCTATGTTGAGCCAAGCGATATTGAACCTGTTGACAACAGGAATAGACGTTGATATTATTATTCCAAGGAGGTGATATCATGTCTATTGTTGTTCGTGGCTGTCATATTGGGGAAGGAAGACCTAAAGTCATAATTCCAATCGTTGAAATGACTGAATCAAAGATTTTAGAGCGAGCGTTTGAGTTTTCAAGGCTTCGTGTTGACTGTGTGGAGTGGCGTGTTGATTGGTTTGAGCAATGCATTGATGCACGTTCTGTGGTGTCTTGCTTGCAAAAACTTCGTGTGGCATTAAAGGACAAGCTTTTGTTAGTGACGTTCCGCACCGAAAACGAAGGCGGAGAAGCGTCTCTGACTCACCAAGAATATTTGGATTTCATCAACATGATAATAGATGCGGACTGTGCTGACCTTATTGACATTGAGTTCTTTACAGCCGGAGATGATATTCGTGAACTGATAGACAATGCACATTCTTCTGGAGTTGTGGTTGTATGTTCAGGTCACGATTTCCAAAAGACGCCTGATAAAAATGAGCTCGTTTCTCGTATGGTTAAAATGCAACAGGTTGGCGCTGATTTGCCAAAAGTAGCAGTTATGCCGCACGACAGCACGGATGTGTTGACTCTGCTGGCTGCTACGGTTGAAATGAAAGACAAATATTTTGCTACTCCTATTATTACAATCAGTATGGGTAGACTTGGTGTTGCCAGCCGATTGTGTGGAGAGGTATTTGGGTCTGCAATGACTTTTGCAAGCGCTGGAGACTCGAGTGCTCCCGGGCAGATTGGGCTAGATATTGTTAACGCCGTGTTAGACTCAATAGCAGAATAAAAACAAATGGGGTATCAATCCTTAATTGGACTGGTACCCCATTTTTTAGCGTTTTATTTTATTTCTTCACTGAGCCATTCTTTCCATCCGCTCACAGTATTTGGGCAGTTATCCTGCTGTGCGACGAGCTCGTTTAAGAGTGCGGCAAGTTCTTCGTCAGACAATTCACGGATGGCTTGTGCTTTATTATTTTTACGACCAAATTCATCTCGGCTATGTTTATGCAGAACGTAGCCGAGTGCGATATCAAGTATTGCTGGATTGTTCATTATTGTCCTCCAATTCGACTTCCACTTATATCTAGATGGTTTAAAAAAGGCGCTTGAGAGCGTCCAGACGTCTTAATGGGATTATTCTTCGTTATCTTCACCGGCGTCTTCTGTTCCCTCTAAGACAGCCATTTGAGAAATATCCGTACCATCTTGAATTATATTATTTTTATCATACAATTCTTGATCACCCATAACGGTATCCATAATAGCAGCCACTTGGTCGTGCATCTCGTCCGTTACATGCGTATAGTATTTGAGAGTGACATCAATTTTGCCATGCCCTAAGCGATCCATAACGTATCGAGGATTAACGCCTTTACTTGCCAATATAGTTGCATGAGTATGACGCAGATAATGGAATTTGAAATCAAATCCCGCTTCTTTTTTACATATACGAGAGAGTGTTTTATCCGAACTGGTTACATACATTTCACCGTTAGGTTTAACGTTGATAAAATCTTCTACGGTTAGCATTACTCCCGGATTACCATAAAATTCAGGCCGTCGATCCATAACCTTATTCTCGCCTTTCCAACCGCCTCCAAATAACTCCTTGTTTTCACTATATTTTTTTTGAAGGCTCTTCAGATAGTCAACCAGCTTTTGATTCATCTTCACTTCGCGTATAGAGTTGGGCGTTTTAGGATATACCAGACTCCACACTTTGTTTTGGAATTGAAGTTGTGCTCCAACTTTGATTGTCCTTTTATTCCAATCGATATCACTAAACCGCAAGGCAAAACATTCTCCTACGCGAACGCCAAGATATAATCCAAGAAGATAAGCCGTATATAAGTTGGTAGATTGAAATCTCTTATCCATCCATTCAATCTGATCTTGTGTATAATATCTTATTTCCTTACCGTAAGCGCGATAATCTTTTGGAGGAACAACTTCTTCCATGGGATCGTTGCGAATATATTTTTTCTTTTTTCTAGCATAAGTGAAAAGCACGAGAAGAAAATTATAAAGGCTGCGTACATATGAGGCACTAAGTCCCTGCTCTGTATGTCCTGACATTTTGCTTTTTTCTTCTTGTATTTTATAATTGAGGAATTTTTGAATTCGATCGGTCGATATTTGATAGAGATAATTCACTCCAAATTCAGGACCAATCTGATTTCGATAGAGTGATTTGTATCTAACAATCGTTGCGTACTTTCTAGTTACAGGAGCTTCTTCTGTTATAAACTCCTCAAAAAGCTGCTGCATGGTGATTCTTTGATTAGGTTCTATATATTCACCCGTCTTTAAAAGATCGTTCTCAATAGCCGTCATCGCGGCGTTAGCTTCCTTCTTGGTCGCAAACCCGCCTTTTTCTTTTTGGACACGTTTCCCATCGGTCCCGGTGAAGTCAACGCGATATGACCACTTGCCGCCTCTTTTTCTAACTGTACCCATACTTTTACTCCTTCGTCAAAGAGTTCTATTCTTACAACATGATTTTACCACATATTGTTTTAACCGTCAAATAATTTGCCCACATAAAAAAATTTTTTAACAGCCGATTTTTCTAGGCCACAAGCCAACTTTCAGACTTTTTGTGGGCAATTTCAAAAAAAGAGGTAAAAAGCGGCCAAATCGGCAGGGTTTGCCCACAATTTGCCCACAATACAAAAAAATCTGTTCTCAACCGATAAAAACAGTTAAGAACAGATTTGAACAGATTATTCCGTGAACAGCTTAAAATTTCGCGTTGTGTAATTGTATTTTTTAGCTTTTTTCGTTAGACTTCGGTGTTGAAGTAGCGCTTCAGCAGGCCCTCGAAGCCACGGCCGTGACGGGCCTCATCCTTTGCCATCTATAAAGTTTTGACGCGTGTACGTCATTCTTTGGAAACAAATTGTCAATTTGCCCACGGTTTGCCCACAGAAAATAAAATGTGGGCAATTTTGTGGGCACGACCAAATGGCTTACGATAGTTGTTTTGATTTCAAGATTTGACTAAAATTAGTGTTCTCGTTCTTATCAAGAAATGTAAGTAGTGCCTTCCTCGTCACTTTCCGTCTGCCAAGAACAATGCTCGGAAGATAACCCTTTTCTATTAAAGAGTATACCACAGGGCGTGTAGTTTTCAAGAGGACTGCTACTTCTTCTACGTTATACACAAGTTGCTGTTCAAGCGGAATTTTCTGTTCTTTCATCCAATCTCCTCCATCTTATGTTCACCATATTTAGCCACGCATACATTATATAAGAGCATGGCACGGGTCATGAGGCCAACCCCACCGATACGAGGAGTCACCTTGATATCTTCCATCTCATAAACAGCATCAGTGCAGTCGCCGTGCTGCTTTCCGTTCTCGTCATAGTTGATACCAACGTCGATGCAAACATCCGTATCAAATAAGTCAAACGTCGAAATAAAGTCACGCTTACCAACGGCGGAAATAATAACATTGACTATTCCAAATCCGATGGCAGTGGCTTTCAAGGCGGAGCCTGTGCTATTCACAGAGATTACATTACAATGCCGCTTAATCAGCATATTGACCAACGGACGACCTACGATATCAGATTGACCACACACAAGCACATTCTTGCCATCCAGATCGTAACCGATGGAGTCAAAAATCTTCATAACGCCCAGAGGGGTGCACGGCTGAAATGGAGATGTAGAATTAAAACCATCAACATCAACTGCATCTGGAATGCAGATATTTTTGGGGTTGATATGTTTTGGCAGTGGAAGTTGGACGATGATACCGTCCACATCTTCCCAGTTATAATCTTCTAAGATCTTGTTGTTCAATTCATCTTCAGTGATATTTTCTGGCAATTTGATAAGTTCCGCTTCAATTCCAACCTCTTCACAGTCACGCAGCTTGCCGCGAATATAGGCGTTGGATGCGGGGTTGTCCCCTACTTGATAAATATATAAAACAGGAGCGTAGTCGGCTTCTGCGATAATATTCTTAATTTTATCTTTGATATCTTGTGCAATAGATTTACAATCAATAATCATTGTGAACCTCCTTTATATTAAGAACCCAAGTTTTATCAAGGTCGCTTAGTAATATCGTAACCCATATCTCGTGCAAGCTCTAAAAAATCATCAAAAGACACGTCGTGCATAATTTCCGCAGTAGATACTTTATTCGGAGAGACGTATCGAAATTGCTTCTTCAGTTCGATATAACTGTCACTATTTCTTTTGATTTTTACTGTTTCTGAGTGCTCACCGACATTTGGGACGGCAACATAAAAATGGTTTTTAATTGTCTCCCCTATCCAATTTGGACGTCCAGCTCCATCTCTGTTATAAAATTTCACTGAATATTCTTCAATCGAATTCTTCTCAACGTATTGTAGCAAAGTTTTCTTATAAAAGATTTCTCTACGGTATGGAGCAATGCCACATAAGTCAGCAGAGATAATATAATATCCAAGCTCTTTCATCGATGTCCTCCTTCATAAAACCCTAATTCTTCAGTCATTGCGTTTTATTCCTCCACAATAGAATTTATGAAGCATTTTTTCGTATTCACATCTGCACTGTGGGCATAAATCCGAGATAGCATCTTCGCCTTTTAAGCTCCATTTTTTATCATCAGGAACGTAATAACTTGCGACACTGTCTGGGAATCCATTCTTTTTAACAAACGTATCTTTGCCGCACCGATCACATATAATTTTTATATATTCTTCAATCATTTTTGAAATTCTCCGTAGTATCTTTATATCCACAGTCCTTTAATGCTTGACAATAAGTTTCAAGACAATTCTTATCTACGGGCAGTCTGCTCCACATACGGCCATACCCATCTATACGTTCATAGTCGTGTGCAACAACCATGAGATTATTTACCACATAAAATTCTCCGCGTTCAATCATAATTCACAACCTCATAAAAGTCTTAGTTTTATTTTATAAATCCAACCCATTCTCCATCTTTTGTTAATGCACAGCCATAACTATTTGGATGCATTTTGCAACCTTCTTTTGCGATGCACTTACCACAGTTTGGATGTTCACCGTAGCGATACTTTTCGATGATTTCATTTTCGTTTTCTTTCATTGTCTGCCCTCCATAAATCATACATTTTATTCATCAAAAATCTTATTTCTAGGCATTATATTAAGCTCAAGATTCGGCACCATACTAACAGTACAACCGCATTCAGGGCATTTAGTTTGATAAAGAAAAACATGCCCACATGAATTAACCTCCATCACACCATCTGCATCAGACCAAAATTCACAACCGCAATCACATAAAAATTTATAAGCCAGTTTTTCTTGTTCTATTTTATGTTTGATAATTTTAATTGCCATCGGGCACCTCCATGGTAAAGATATTTTTGGTTGCTTCTTTCCAAGAAATAAACTCAGATCCAGCAACTTCCGTTCTACATCTATAGCACGCAATCACATTATTCTCAGGAATATCCAAATCAGGATTTTCAAAAGAAGCCACTCTAATCTTAGTTGTGCAGCCGCAGTTCTTACATGGAAATACGATTACCGGATTTTTCAAACTATCAGTCTTATGCATACTAACACCTCAATCCACAAAAATCTTTTCTCTTGGAACTTCCGGGAGGCAAGAGGCAACTTGCTCTCCGCAATCTGGACATTCTGCTAGTTTTAAGCCCAGTGTATATTCTCGCATAACAGAATAGGTCGGAAACTTTATATCTTCATCATCAGCCCAAAAGACACACCCACATGGACATAAAAACTTTGCAGCGTATCTCTTTTTCTTTGGTGTTCCTTTGTGTTGGACAACCATAATCATAGCGTTTCACCTCAATCTGCAAACACAAACGATGTATTAAAAAAGTTCGTCCCAATAATCATATTTTCTTCAGATAAAGCAACCTTGATAACTTCATCGTCTGTATGTAGCTCATCATATTCTACTGTGTCACAAACTTTGTAAATTTTGCCGTTTTTCTCTTGAAGTAACATTCCATCGCCAAGTTTTAATGGAGTCGTTTTCTTTTCTTCTCGAATATGTGCTTTCATACTATCACCTACAATATGCGTGTAAAAAGGCAGATTCTCTTGCAAGCAATCTCATTCTAATTCCACAAGTGCATTTGCACTCAGGACATTGTATTTCTGCCGGACGTCCTGTATTATCATAATTTTTTACCGTTTCGCTAACAGGTCGTGCCGGTAAAGGCCATATATGAAATTCAGATTTTTTAGCTTCGAATATACATCCGCAAGAATCACAAGTCACTTTATATAAATTTTCAGAATCTTTTGCTCGATGTGTTCCATGCTTTATAACATTCATATATTTATTCCTCCCACCCACCCGTTAAACTCAATTAACAATTACGAATGGTCCCAAGTCGAACCATAGTCAAATTCATCCAAAATTACCGTAAGGTCATATCGACCACGACCAATTTCATAAAAACCACTAAAGCCCTTTGCATCTTCTTTGAGCTTTGCAATATCTTCATCGTAATGATTCAGAGCACGCTGCCATGCAAGATAATCTTTTGTGAGTTTTGTTTCTAAATATCTTTCGTGAAGCCGTTCAAGCCACGCTTCTTTAATATCAAGAGCTGGATAGATCACAAAAACATATTCGTAATCACTCTTCAAAAGCTGTTTACGAACTGCATCATGTGAAGATACGAACACAACATGTCCTTGTCTCGATAAATCAATAGCGACGTTGCAATACGATTTGACCCAATTATCATCCTTTACAAAATTACTGCTTTCAAGGTCGATTGCGCGATACGGATGACCAGCTGCGTATGTACTTTTACCAATACACGGATATCCAACAATAATCATACTATCCTCCGTAAAATTTACCTTTTTACTTAATACCGTACTTGGCCTTAACCTTCTTCAGCGTTTCATTCTTGCTGTGATAGTCATCGCGAGCTGCCTGATAAGCGGTCATCTTCTCTGCAAGGACACGCTTTGCTTCGGCCTCTGCAACATCAGCCTCTGCCAGCTCCTTGTTCAAAACAAAGCCACTCGTCTTGATACCATCGATAAACCCGTCCATGCGATCCTTCTTGACACTTTTCTCACCCATTGCACCAGTATCAGTGTTGAACATCTTTACAATAGAATCCTCGACACCGGCGATATTGTAAACATAAAAATACTTAGCCATAATTTACTCCTCCTCAACTTTTTCAAATTTAAAAATAGTGTTTTCGGTCTGAACAATAACATTCTTCTTGTCATCCGAGATGTAATAATCAGTAACGTGAGACGTATGCATTGCGCCCGGATAATCATGCCCTTCATTGTCTTTGATGTACCGGAAACCGGCAGACTCATCGACCTTCAGACGCACGATCTTCATAGTCATGCCAATCCAAGTGGGATACCAGCCGTCGTTTCGAGTGCGGCCAGTTACCAGTGAGATTGCGTTCGTCAGCTTGTACTGATTTTCCATAATCTCATCATCAATCGGATTTTTATGAGTCAATGTAGCATTAGGCATTTTCTCAATCGTGCGAGTCAAGAGATGCATAAAGTGCATAAACGAATCATGCTTATCCTGCTCAACATCAATTTCAGCATACTTGCCCATCCGATACAAAAGCTCGGACGTATCGATCGTCTTTCCCATAATTCCCTCCATCACTTCACTCCCGTACTACCAAAGCCTCCGACTCCGCGCTCCGTTTCATCCAGTTCCTCAACCACATTAAACTGTGCCTGATAATACGGAACGAACATAAACTGGGCAATACGGTCACCATGAACAATCTCTTGCGGCATATCAGAGTGATTATGAAGCGGAACCATAGCCTCTCCCCGGTAGTCTTGATCAATAACGCCAACGCAGTTTGCCGGTGCCAACCCCCTCTTAGTAGCCAGACCGCTGCGAGCATAGCCAAGAATCGCCCAGCCTTCAGCCGGAGCAAAACGCAAGCCAGTGCCAATCATACGAGTCTCGTGCGGACGAATATAGATGATGGGATTGCCGTGTTCATCAAACAGATCGGCCTGATTTGCCGGAATATAAGCATACACATCAGCACACGCAGCGCACTTAGAACCATATGTAGGGATGTGTGCATCAGGATAAATTTTGTTTATTTTTACAATAGGATTCATATCAATTCTCCTTTTCAATATTCAATTTGATTGTTTCAACACGGATTCGCGGATTATCGTACTCGATATTTGGATAATATTCCGCGTCATCTTTGATATAAGACTCCAAATCGTTAGCCAGAACAGACTCGGTCAACCCATAATGTTTGATAAATTCGTCCAGAGTCTCACCATCTAGCAAATGTTCATTGATATCAAGTTCGATTGTTATTTTCGCTTCATACTTCATTTTTGCCATAACACAACTTCTCCTTTCTCAAGACTTTTCTTTACATCAACAATTCTCTGATTTCGGCTTCCAGCCCACGGCAATGAAATATCGTGCTCAGCTTCGACATATGGGCCATCCACAAGCACATCTATATAATGCAAATGATCCCAGTCTTTAATTTGATCCCACTCGTATCCAGTCCACATCCAGATGTCTTTGGTGTAGCCAAACTCTTTGCGAACTCGCTCACAGATGTAGCCAGCAATCAATCGGTTTTGAATGAAAAGTGGATCTCCCCCACTGAACGTCAAACCGCGAATATAATCAGGCCGAAGCAAATCAAGCAGTTCTTGCATTGTATCTTCAACAAACGGATTGCCGGCAGCTGCATCCCATGTCTGAGGATTTTGACAGCCGGGGCAATGATGCGTACAACCCTGCACGAACAATGTGACGCGTACCCCCTCGCCATTTGCTATATCACAGGGAACGATTTTAGCGTAATTCATCTCAAATAAACCTCGTCCACATACTTGCACAAACTATAATAAAAACATTCAGCGCGACGCAGCCATACATTCCATTCTTTTTGTCACCTTTGAAAATATATGTAGAAGTATCATACAGAATCTGTTCAGAACGAATGCCTGCTGCGGTGAAAATCAAAATAATATAAACCTTGATCATAAACCAAGCAATATTAGTTAGCATTTATATCACTCCCACTCATACCAAAACTCACTCCAATTGAGTGCTTGTCCACAACAACCACAAAAATTATTTAATGTATCATGGTCGTTTTCAAGAAAATCTGCTTTGCCACACGACGGGCAGACAAATCTACCAATTCGTTCATCAACGACAACCTTCATAGAACCCCTCGTCCTTAAAGCGTCCATTCCCATCCGACACGCTTCTTCGACAACCTCAATCGAATCATAGTGTTCGCGGTGTTCTGGATCTAAGATTTCAATCGCACGCTCAACCGTCATAATTCACCATCCTTTCATGCCACTTTTACTTCAACTGTGCAAATCGTATCATTGTGCCACCCACCATGTGGAACCAGAAGAATACGAGTGATTTCAAACCCATATTTACGCCCTATGCCACCGGAGTTCCAACCGAATGTAATGACTTTTCCGCCGGGTTTTACAATTCTAGATATTTCCTTCTTCTGATTTCCCCAGAATGACGCCCGTGTTGTTTCGCTCGTCACATTCATGCCGACTCCATGGTAACACTCTGTCACCTGACGCGGAGAATACGGCGGATCATATAACACACCATCAACCGATTCATTTTGAAATGTTTTCAAGAAATCGAGTGCATCCATGTGATAGTCCGTATCAAAATCCGGATTCAAGTCATTCGTAATAGCTGCCAACTTATTCTGATTCGCAAACGGGTCAATCCATGTCCCATTGGTTAGTTCTGACTGAATCAATTCTTTAATGGGCTTGATATCAAATGTATTCTTGTTGGGCATCGCCCACTGTCTTTGAATGTCTATGTATATCACCGTCCCTGCTTTACAGAACCATGTATACGATAACAGCAATCAACATCCATGCGGTAATCGTTGCAAGTGTGATAGCCCAAAAAGACTGTTGCAGCGTTAACTTTTCATTTTTCATATTGACACCATATTACTTTCCATTAATGGTTCCTCTGATAACGCTTTGAATAAGAACTGCTGCGAGCCAAATACCAGTTGCCACCTTGAACGAGAATGGTTTTTCAAGCAGATTGAAAATACACCACAGGACACCAGCAGTAAACGCCCAAGAAATAAAATATTGAATAATTAGGAACAACAACACTCCTAGAAATTTTTGCCACGCCTTCATTTTAAAACCTCCTGACTGTTCGAAATATTGATTGGATTTCCCCACCCGCCAGTTGGATGAATCTCAGGCGCTGGGTATTTTAATTCATCAATAAGGTGCACATCTGACCACGTTTTACCGTTATCGAAGCTGATTTTATCAATTATGAATTTAGTTACTTGCAACTTTGATCTCCTCATGCGAAATGGATTTATTGGCCCACATCACACATTCTTCAAGTGCGTTCAGTGCCAATGCTTTCTCACGGCTTGGTTTGCAGTTTGTATCAATACATTTCTCAAGCCAAGCAGCATCGTGAACAATACCATTGATACGTTCTTGCTGCTCTTGTGTAATCGGTCCTGATTCAAAACAATTCATAGATGACCCCCTCAATCTTCCTGTGCATGAACATGGGCAATTTCTACTTTTTGATCACTTAAAAATATTGAAGCTTTACCATTTAAGATATCGACTCCTGTATTCACATGATCGCCATCTTCGTTCTCCCATGGTTCAGCTTTAATATAAAGTCTGTCACAAAACCAGAAAGGGTCTCCAAAGTTCAATGACGCGAACATTACGATATCTCTTAAACTTTTACGAACTTCCATAATATAAAACCTACCCACCCACCCTTCGCTTTGCGCGAACTATTTATTTATGTACTACCCGGTTGTGCTTGACACGCAACTCGACTTCTTGCTGTTTGCCAATGTTGAAAGCTGTTGTATAGTTCCCGGTGATATAACCTGTCACACGACGCAGTCGCTCAATATTACGACTACCACACTGTGGACAAGTATCATTTATCTCATCACAGTATCCGCAGTCCACACAAGTATCGTTTGGTACATTGACCGCAAAATACGGTACATCGTGATCCATAGCATAATTTACAACGGTCTCAAGCGCATCCAAATTGTGTTTTACTGTTGCATCAAATTCTGTATACAGGATGCAACCTGCACTAGAATACGAATCCAACTGAGACTCGACATCGATTTTTTCAAACGGTGTCACTTCTTCCCACACTGGTACGTGAACACTATTTGTAAAAAATTTCTTGTCAGACACGTTTGGAATCTCACCATACTTTTCTTTGAACTTCGTCATAGCTGTGAAACACAGATTTTCTGCAGGGGTAAAGTATACGCCGAAGTTTAACGATGTCTCGTTCTTAAATTCTTCACAACGATCCTTGTACAACTGGCAAATCTCTTTTGCAACTTCCATACCATATGTGTCAAGCTGGTTTTTACCAATCAGAATCTGAAGTGTTTCAGCCATACCAAGCATACCGATTGCCAGAGTTCCATGTTTCATAGCAGACCGGATATCAACACCGTCATATCCAGAAAGCACACCGTTGTCCCACATGAATTTTGCAGATGCAGGAGACTGAGAACAAATCCAATCAAACCGTTCAATCAAAATCTGCTTTGCTTCATGCAACTTCTGGTCGAGGATTTTCATAAATTCTGTGACTGTATCTCGGCAATCGTGATAATCCCGCACAGAAACCGCATGTTCGGCTTCCATTGCCAGTGTCGGAAGAATAATAGTCACAGGACAGATGTTACCACGACCGTCCTTCTGAGCAGCCGACAGTAGATCGTCAAATCGTAACCGACCAGTTTTAATAACTGATTGAATATTAGCCTCATATACCTCTTTGAAGTTGATGTCATAGGAATTCCAAGTTCGACAACCCATTGTACTGCTGATTTCAAATGGAGCCTCGTACTCCTTGTTAATCATCAAGTCGCCCTTATAAGCGACAATATATAGCTTATTTGCAAGGTCGTTATCTTTTGACAGTACATCATACAGACGTTTCTTTTCTGCAGGGTTCAATGCATCCAGAACTTCTTGTTTAACTTTGCGATCGTACTGAACAGCCGCCTTCTGATTGCTCCAATCGCAGTTGCAGTAATTCGGATACAGCCGCTGTGCAGTCGATTTCAAAGCCAGACGATACAGGTCATAGTTTGGGTCGTCAGGTTTCTGGTTTACGCCAATCTTTTTCTGGAAAATAGCACATGGGAAAATACTCGTCCGATGATACTTTCCAGTGCCGCGAATCAGACCTTCTAGGAATTCCCTTGTGACCATCCGTCCTTCTTCTTCAGTACAAAGGCCAAAGTTGATTGAGCTGAAAGGAAGTTGATTGCCACTACGAGATTGCAGACTGTTCAAATTGTGGAGCAGACCCTCAGTTGCTTGCTTACATTCACGACGAGTCATCTCCATTGCGTAATCCCAAGCATCAGGATGTTGTGCCTGAAATTCTGCATCATCAAAATGGATAGTGCCGTCCGGATGATTTTCATCGTGCTCAAGCCACTTTCTGAAACGATCGGCTTTATATGTGGATTTCTTTTCGATGTAAACCAGACCATCCTGAAGATGCTTTGTGAAGCTCTTCCGAACATAAGGCATCATACTGAAATCGAAGTGTGTTGCTGCGATCCCACCGAATTGAGAAAGTGACTGGATCTGGAACAAAACTGCCACAAGCTGATATGCCGTATTGATAGACTGAGCAGGACGAATATCAACCTGACGAGTCTTAAATCCATTAGTCAAATGCTTATCTATATTGCAGCTCGTACAGTTGTGATCGCCGACGGCATAATTATCGAGATCATGAGTGTAGATCTCGTTGTTCTCATGGTCCCTCTTTGCGAGGTCTGACATACAATAATCCAGCGCATAACGCTTAGAAACAACACGGCTCATCTCACCAGTACGACCACCGAAAGATGCTTCATCAACATTGGCATTTTGATTGTCGATCTTCTTACCCATCAGCTTTTCATCGACCGTATCCATCAGCTCTTTGTACTTATTACGAGCAATACCGTGCAGATAGCGATAATTCATGTAGCAGCGAGCGGTTTCATAATGGCAGCTCTGCATCAATCGATTTTCCACGGCATTCTGAATCGCTTCAACATCCATCGGCTGGCTGATAGCTGCGATTTCATTTGCAATTTGCTCGCTCAATTTGTGATTAACCGAATCAGAGGAATCGTTCATCGCCTTTTCAATCGCATTTACGATCTTAGACTTGTCGAACGGAGCTTTTACGCCATTACGTTTAATAACATAATCCATAACACACACCTCCTTATCAGTAATACCGCTGCTCACCCATCATATTTGCGGCGTAATTCTCATACCAACGAGCCTTCTCTTCATCCTGCTCTGCGGTCACACCGGGCTTAGAGCCATTACGGAAACGATATTTGTAGGCATTGCAGATACAGAACCAACGGACAGCATCGTCGCCGTACAACTTGCGCATTTTTTCGATGCACTCAGTACCATGATAGTGAGCAGGACCATCCACATACTCGTAATCAGCAGAATCCTCGGACTCGTCTTCGTCATCGTTTAGTTCTGCGTACTCACAGTTCTCACAATCTCCATTGCAATCGTCAGCATTGTCGTTTTCTTTCTCGTCTTCAACGGAGTCATCTTCTTCATAGTGACAGATGCAATCGCCGTCGCCAATCATCTCTCCATACTCGCAATTTTCGCAATCGTAGTCGCACTCGGAGTCGTCCATATCGATATCCTGCTCATGAATTGCAAAAATCAGAGACAGACGGGGCATGGTATCGAAGCCATCGATATCAAGATCGTCCGCCAACGCCCGCAGCGCATCTGTATCCATTTCATTCAGACCGCCAATCTCCAGTCGTCCAAGGCGATGCCCAGTCTCTTCGTCAACCTCACCTGTGGCAGTCACAATAACAGTTCCAACCAGTTCATCATCATCGCAGTCGGGGCAGTCACAGGTCTCAGGTTCAATCTTTTCGTCTTTGATATTATTCAAAACAGCCATATAATCCTCCTTGTGGTTCTTGTAAGCGTCTGCGAGCAAAGGGTGTACAGGAGAAATGCTCTTGCCAGCGCCCTGTTCAGCCAAATAATGAATCCATTCCTTCGGATCGAAGATCTTCATAGCTTTTTCGTTCAGTTCGTGATTGGAGCGCGCATGAACCAAAGTCATCGGAAAATTAAAACCCGGCATATCATAAACCAGACGCAGGCGGCCGCTCTCAAACAGGATATCGCAATTGTTAATGTTCATATGTACTCTCCTTACTTCTCTACGGCTTTATATACATCTGCCAGCTTCGGATGCCGCCCACAACAGCGGTTACCTTCAGGACAGAACGGATACTTGGGATTTGCTTCACAGGACGGAACCATCCATGCGGCAAGTTCAGGGCAAACTGTGGCGACTTGATTCTTGATTAGCTGAAACATCGACCGAATTTCACTTTGTGCTCGAGTGCAAAGACGTAGATGGCTCATTTCAATTAGTGACCGCGCATTGATTGTGACATAGAACTTAGTGCAGCACGCATTTGGCAGAACAGCGCGAGCATCCTCATTGGCAGCGTTGTGATATTTTTTTAGGATATAATAATCAGCTGCAATACTTGCCATCATATCTTTAAAAACATCTGCATCTTCACCGCTAAACGGATTGACATAATCAAAATTGTCCATGGAAACGTATCTCTGTGACTGTACACTCAGGCTGATATGACGATGACGACTTAACTGTGCCAACAGTGCTCGACTGACGCCGCTTACTTCAAACGTAAATGAAATATGTTCAAGCACGCTCCGATGACCCGTCGCTTTACATCCCTTTACGATTCGATATGTATCTGTCGGTTCAGAATCATAGCAGACACTCGCTGCCAGCTCTGCAATCGACAACGGATTTTTATCTCCGTCTGAATTGACTGGTTGTGAATATGAAATCAATTTAACTTCCATTTTCGAAACCCTCCTTATTCATCGTGCCAGTTTTCGGGAATATCATTCTCGTCAATTACGATACAATTACGAGGTGCCACGTTTGATATGTTTTCCCCATCTTGAACTTTAATCATTACGTTCATAATGCCTACAACTTTATGAATACTCCAAAGAACTCCCGTACTCTTGTATGTTCTTGCCCGAAGAACTGTATCACCAACATGGATTTCTTTTTCAAGCAAATCAGTCATTTACGCCCTCCTTTATAAAATCATCTACTGTTTTCTCACCCGTCAACACCTGTTTTAGTTGCTCTGGTGATAATTTATATGTAATAACTTCGCCACATTCGTAACCGTATCGCCGCAACTGACGATAATATTCTGCTGTGGCGCGTTCTTTGCGACCCAACTCTCTTTGATCAATTCCTGAAACCACAAGGCTTCACCTCCCCTCTTATTCTGTATTCACTACTTCAACCTCAATGTCGTAATCGTATTTCCAGTATTTGGGGAATGCGACCATCGTGCCGTGTGCCCATAAGAAATAGATTTCGTCCAACTCTGCTACAATTTCATACCGATTTCCGTAGCGGAGTCGCCAACATAAATTTTCATCTTGATAATTAAATTTTAGATATCGACGCTTCCAACTTTTCATGACGTGCTCTCCTTAACGTCCCCGAGAGAGCTTCCTCAGCGTTTCGGAGATCATCAATTGCACGATCGATATACTCAGGCTCACAAAACTCAAAGTGATTCCAAGCAACTTCAAGTTCTTCGAGATCTCCTTTGAGTCCACTTTTGGTTCGTTCATCATTATTCATACACTCCTCACCATGTTGTTTCGAAAAGTGGCGATCCATCTTTTTCTTCCACGCATTTCATTTTGCCGTTGTGTTTGATTCTATATAGATAATATCTGGTGTAGAAACCGCCACTGATTGAGATTTCTTTATAGGTTATCATCCATTCATACTTAGAATCGTCAGGTTTATAGTAGCTGTGGAATGTTTCGCCTGCTGGTACATATGGTTTCATTCGAACTCTGTTCCTTCCAATGCGCTAAAATATGGATCACTATCCCGTTTTTCTATCTGAGTCAGTCGCCCATCGTCGCCAACTGAGTACAATCGGAAATTTTTAAAGATATCGTCACCTTTGATAGTTGCCAGCGACGTGATGACGTATTTGACATTGTGTTCTTCTGTGCCATCAATGAGCTGAACTTCGAGTCGTTCTTTCTTTGGAATAGCCAATTTTTGAAGATCATTCATCAATGTTTACCTTTCCATTTTCATCATAAACATCGAACCACTCGCCTGAATAATTATGTACAGCTTCACGGAGACTCAGAATTCTTTTTAAAGTTTTGCAAGTATAAACTTTCATACCATCATATCTGCCGTTTAATCCTGTAAATCCACCACGATAAAAACGTCCCATTCTCGGATGTTTATAAATAGATCTGGATTGATCCATTTCATTATTGATAAGATAATACATATGGCAAACCCTCCTTATTTAATAATATCTTCTTCTGCACTCTTTCTTGTTCTTTTGGGTTTCTGTGGCATTTCATAATTGGTCAGCGCTTCACGCATTTCGTGGAGAAGAAACGCATGGATCAGCCACGAAGTTGAAGTTGGCTCGCAGAAAATGATCTGACAATTATATCGAGCAAGCCATGTGGTTAGACTGCCCAGTAGTGAAGCCGGAGTCATCTTACTGCGATATGCACCGCGATTGATCTTTTCCCATGAACCGTTTTCAATGAGTATGTATGTCTTTGCTCCGACTGCTGCCGCCCTGTCGAACTCTTTAGCGAACCGGATACGATTCGTTGTAAAATTGCCGCAAATTTCTGTTAAGTCGTATTTTCTTTCGACCACTACTTTGTCTGCCAGCGAGAATTTTTCACCGTTCGGCAGCGTTACTTCTGCGGTATAGTCTCCGAAGTCCAACCGCTTACGCATAAACGCACATGGAAAGGAAGTCAGCCGCTGATGTAAAAGTGGAGTGTCTTTCTCTCGGTCATCCACAACGATAACCATAGATTTGAGAATTTGTGTGATTTCGTTATATGTCACTAATTCACCTCCTCTCAAAAGCGCCGCGTTATCTAACGTGCGCGTATTTGCGTAGGATTGTTTCTTTGTCTGTCTGGGACTGAATCCACTTACCTGTTTCATCCTTCGACCAGCGTCCTTCTTCCCGTTCTTCATCGATACGGAGAATATCGCCTTTTTCAATCGGATCAGTTTCCAGTGTGCGAGCTTTGACTTTAAGCCGGCGCTGCTGACCGTTTTGCAGAACATATCCTAAAACTGTCTTGTTAGAGAATTTACCGTCAATATCTAGGACGTAGATATAAGAAGGATTTAATTTTGGAATAGTGAGTTGGATATATCCAAGGCAATCAGCTTCATACTGTATTCGTTCAGTAATTGAAGTCTTGATATCGGAAGTTTTCATACAAAGTAGTTGGACGATTCTTAGCCAATCGACATTGACATACTTCTTTTCAGTTTCTTTTTCGCACAGTTTGAGCATTGTGTCATGTGGCAGCAGCTCGTCCAAATCAAGCTTGTTAAGCTGCTTTGCACCATAGAATTCATTGAAGATTTTTACCTGCTCCAGAAGCTGATTCGGATTGCCAAACTCAGAGAAGAAATCAAGCTTGATAAGAATATCCATCTGACGACTGTCGGCAATTTTTTTCTTCTGATTCATAACAAGCAGATCAACAAAAGAATCGAGCTTTGTATTGCGTAGCTTGTAGAATTCACGACTTAGCCGTTTGTTTAGATACTTGATAGATTCCATGCCTTGATAGATCTTTTTGTCGCTTCTGTCGTAGACATATTCATCTCTTGAATGCCTGAACTTGATTGGCATAATTTGAATTCCACGCTCACTAGCCAATTGAGTTGCCTTGATGATTTTATCTTGCGTATCTGCTGTATTAAGCAGCGCCGTGATAAACTCATGCGTGTAGTAGTAACGATAATACGCACAATAATATGTAAGAATCGAGTACCCGGTAGCGTGATTCAAACCAAACTGATACGAGGCGGAGTTCTCAATAACCTGTAGGAATTCTTTTGCTTCTGTCTCAGCAGTTTCTCTTGATTTTGTCGAGTGATTACAATAACCATTCAAGATACGAGGCATCGCTGCATCCAATTCTGCTTTATTTTTATGACCGATTGCACGACGAACACTATCTGCATCACCGCCGCTCATATCACAGAACTGTTGGAGGAATGCAATAGTCTGTTCCTGAAAAACAAGCCAACCCAAGCTATCTTTTAACAGCTCGTCAATTTCAGGCGATGGGTTGTGATTTGCTTCGTGCCGGAAGAGCTTATCTCTGTAAGAAGCACCGCCGGGTCGAATAGCTGCTGTGACCAAGCTCAAATCTGCAATGCTATGAACATCGTATTTTTTGAGCGAATCAAATGCAAAATCCTCAACAAACTGGAAGATGCCAACAGGAGATTTTTTCATGTCAGCCCAAACCTTTTGGTCATCGAAGTTCATTTCCCATGTGTGTGGGTACGGAATATCAGCCAGCTTACAAGTCTTATCAATAACAGATACTGTATCAAGACCGAGGATATCGTACTTTGCCAGACCGACTGCATGAGACGCTTCCATGTCAAGACACAGAATAGGCAAACCGTCTTTATCTTGGAAGACACCATACCTCTTATAGATGTCGATTGGAGCGATGATAACGCCAGCCGGATGGTGAGACAACGATACAATTGTCCCCTGCAATCCATCGAAATAGTAGAAGATATCAGGATGGTCTGCACGGCACTTTTCAGCGTCGGCGTCGTATTCCTTTTTCACTTTTGCAATTCGATCAAGAGAATAAGGGTTCTCAGACTCATCTGTGCCCTGATTTTCTCGCTTCCAGACCTTAGCAAGAGCTCGTCCAATCTCGTCGATTGTCGCCTTTCCTGCCAGAGTACCCATAGCCAGAACATACGCACACTTCTCACGACCGAACGATTCAAAAATATGGTTATAAATTTTGGAACGATAAGCATCGGGAACATCGATATCAATATCGCCAATCTCTACTCGATTTTCGTTACAAAAACGAGAAAACACAAGATTCCAGCGAACAGGGTTCACATCGATAATGTCAGTAATAAATGCACATCGAGATCCAGCAACAGAACCGCGACTTGGACCGAACGGAATTCCATCGTTCTTGCCCCAAATCATCAGGTCGCTCATAGATAACATAAAACCCAGCATATTAGTCTTTTTAAAAACCTTTAGCTCTTCTTCAATATCTGCTTTAAACTGCTCAATTTCGTTCTCTGGAATAATTTTGCGTTTGACCTTATCGTTAAACATCCTGTGGGTACGACTGATATATTCCTTTTCGTCTGATTCTGTAGACCCTGTCAAAATTGGATATCTTGCTTTTGTGTTTAAAGTAAAATCCTTGACACTATCAGCCATCCGGTTCGTATTCCTGATTGCTTCCATCCAGACTTCGCGTGGGAGTGAATTTTGAACTTCAAACGCGCTAACAAGTTGATCATAAGATTTGAATGTCAGGTCGAATTCGTCCTCGCCAGTGAACTCGATTCCCTTGCCCATCATAAGGATCTTGCGGCATTCTGCTTTATACGCATTCAGACTGTGAGTATCAGTTGCAGCAATCAGTGGCTTGTGATATTTTTTGGAAAGCTCCCAGAGATACTGGTTATATTCCTTTTGATCGTCACAATCGTGATATTGAATCTCATAATAATCATAGGTCTCGCATAGTTTGTCATAGATTTCCTGACGAAATCCATCACATTCTGACGTGTATTTACGAAGCGGACTTGCCAGACAGGCAGAGATTTTGATGATGTTATCAGACAGACCAAAGAATTCTTCAAAAGTAATGCGCGGCTTATAATACTTGTGGTCAGCATCATAAGATGCGCCCATTACTTTGTTTAACTCCAGAACACCACGGGCATTTTTGCAAAGAAGAATCGTATGGAAGTTGTCGCGAACTTTATAACGTCCGGCGTCCATCATTTTGCCGATTTCCTCTTGTGCTTCCTGCGGGTCCCATCCCTGATAAGATTCATAAACCTCGTCTGGAATCTCTGGATAGTGATACATATCAGAAGTAAGATAAACCTCGCAACCAACGATAAACTTCAGCCCCTTCTTTTCTGCGTACTGTTTCTTTGCAGTCCAGTTAAGGTTGTAACCATGGTTTGTAGAGGCGATTGCTTTCATTCCGTAAGAAGCAGCGAGATCAACATAGTCTTCCCATTTTGTACAAGAATCAAGGAGCGAACCTTTATCGTCGTGGATATGGTATACACAGTAGTTTTGCTCCATAACTCCTCCTTAAAACAATTCATTCATCGCTGCGTCACTCGGATCTTTTGTTGCATAAAACTGCTTCTTATTGATACAATCTCGTAGCGGTTCACAGGTTTTACGATGTCCACACAGATTTGTACAGAAGAAGTTCGGATTGCCGTTCTTCTCTTCAATCTCACGCGCAGGCCATTCACCTGTCTGCTTTCGCTCTTCGAATTCATCTGCCGTTTCGTTTATGTAATCAATGCATTCCTTGCGCAGTTCGTTTGTGATATGATACGGACGAACATATGTAGTCAATTTGAACTGGCAGCGGATATCTTCTGGCAAATCATTGATGTCGTTTGATTCAATAAATGCCTGTGTTGCGATTTCAATTTCGTCGCTGTCGTATCCCGCTGCTTTCATCTTGGAACGAACCGTAGCCCGAAGTGTGTAACCAACTTTGCATCTATCGAGTACTTTTTCAGTTAGTTTTGCTCGTCTGCCAGAACCAACTTCATAAACGATCTTACAGTATTTCACCATGATCCAAGCCGCTCCAGCCACTGTAAATCCGGCCTGTTCCAGTGCCAAAGTATAAGCAACTAACTGCCGACCATAATGAAGAAGATCTTTGTCTTGGAATTGACTCGACGTCTTGATATCCAGCACCTGCAGCCGACCATCTGGCAAAACTCGAATCAAATCAGCGTAACCTTGTAAGTATCTATCTTCTCTCAGTTTAAGAATCAGTAGCTTCTCAACCTCGAACTTGCCTTTTGGACTGATGTAATCTCGAGCCATGCACATCATATTGCCAACCCAGCGATCTCTGATGCCATTGCCACCATCTCGTGTCTTTGGAAAATCAATACCAAGCATATCGAGCTCATCTAAAGCATTTTGAAGTGCTGGTTTAATATCTACTTCTGTGTTCTTACCCTCAATGATTCCTTCTAGTACGTCGTGGCAGGTTCCGCCGAGATAGGAATATACGTTCTGGCACTGTTCGCGCTTTTCGATATATGTAAGATACGCATTATACGGACAATCATGAATCGTGCCGAGCTTTGAATAGCTGTACACTTGCGCCCCTTTGTCGTACAACGCCTGTAGTTCTGGGGCAACGACTCTTTGACCCATTTGCATCACTCTTCTACCCATTTCACATATTTTGTTAATCCTTCTTTATAAGCTTCGCGTCCGAGATCGGCAATATTCTTCTTGGACCCATCTGGAATCAATCCGTCAGGCCATATATATCCAACCTTTGTTTTCAGAATCGGGTTATTCACAATAAGCTTTTTGCACTCGTTGACCAGATGTTCTTCTTCAAGCCCTTCGTCGTAAGCCAAGATGATTTTCTTCGGAAGAAGTCGCTTTATGTATTTTGCTTGAGTTTCTGACACATGGCAGCCACACGTTGCAAGAGCAATATTGCTGCCGAATGAATCGCATTGCTGAACCGCCTTTTCAGATTCAAACAGAACCAGATTTTGGGTTTCTTGAATGCGCCGATAATTTTCGCCGTACCCAAACAATGTCTTGCTTCGCGGACAAGATATCAATGGAAACCATCGTTTATCGTGATCACATTCATAATTAGCACGTCCCATAATGCCGACCAATGAACCATCTATCGCACGCTCTGGGATTGTGATTCTATTTGAGTCAACATCATATCCAATGCCGAATTTTTCTTGTGTTCTCAAACTGATACCGTCTTTGACAAATTGAATACTGAACTTATTTGCATACGGTTCCAAAATCTCTTCTGGATACGTTTCCAAGTCTTCCATTTCTTCTTCGTAGTTCGGCAACAGTTTTAAAAAGAAACCGCCGAATGGCCAGCGAGTTTTAATATTCAATTCTTCCAGAGACAGACCAGCTTTAACTGCGGCGAATTTTAATGCATCAGGAAATGAACATCGTTTGACATCCATAATCAAGCTGAATATGTTTCCTTTTTGGTTCGTAGAAAAGACAAAGAATCGTAACGTTGCACAATCCACCAGACAGCTGGTCGGGTTTCTTTGTTCTTCGCGAGCAAATCTCAGATTGTTTTTTTGAGGATTGAACTTGATATTTTCAAAGCCAAGAGCTTCAAGAATTTGGATGATTTTGTCTGGCTGATTTTCAAGCTTAGACTGCAAAGCGTTTACATCCATTCATACCGAGTCCTCCCTTCTTTATTTATCTTCGATCATACTGGCCATGATCGTTTATAATGGTGCAATACCCCAGCTCTCGCCAGCAGTTCCATGCGCCATCAAACTGAAAAAGAATTGTTTGTCCATCTTCATCGTTTCTCGTTTTATTCAAAAATGCGACAACATATGTTTTGTCTTTGTCAAGCACAATCGGAATCTTGATTTTTGGATTTTCCTTCGAACGATAGTACGGATCACAATCGAACTTTTCACCAGTATATTCATCCTGCCAAAGTCTACGAACCATCACGAGCTCGCTAATAACTTCTTTAATCTGTTTTGAATTAGATAAGCAAGAAGCATCAAGCCATCGCTGGTTTGTTGTATGTAATGCAAGCTGAAAAGTACTGACAAATGCGATTTGCTCTTTATTGACCACATTGAAAATACGACGACTGTTCATAAGCAATGCTTGCCACATGTTATCATCTACACTGTCATCACTTTTAAGCGTATCGTACACAACGACTTTCGTTCCTGTTCTTGCCAATCGTTTTATGTGTTTCAATAGTTTTCCAGTGTCGTTCTCGAACATTTTTATGAAACGAATATTGGAGTATTTTTCTTTTGTGATTTGTGCGGCCTTACGAAGCATCTTCCATTCTTCTTCATTAAAATGCCCTATTTTTAATTTCTTACGTGTGATTTTCCAATAATTCAAATCTTTTGTAAGAATATGGACAAGCAGCATATTTTTATATGCTTTTGACATCATTTCGTTTGAAATTATAGCCACCTGATTTCCCTGTTCGGCGAACGGAAGTACCATCAATTCAAATATCAGGCTCGACTTGCCCGCGCCGCTATGCCCGGCAAGCATATACATATCTCCCACGGGTGCACCAAGTGTCAGATAATTCAAAATAGGAGCGCCAGCCGCATAACTAATTCCTTGGTCTTGTCCTTCATTACATTGCTGCAAATACTTTTCATCGACGACCAAATCCTCAACCTTGGAATCCTGTCCTGTAATAAGCGCCGCCTGATTATTGAGCAACTCAAAAGTGTTATACACATCTTCATTTGTTGCATCATCAAACCGTTCTGGATGACTAAGCAGTTCGTCATACTTGGTCGCCAAGATTTTGAGCGTATTCATCTTAGAGATCTGGTTGTAATAGCTATCCGTGTTTTCAGGATCAACCAAATCCATCATAGCTACACAGGCACGCCAGCCATTTAATTCCTCATAATGCTTACGGAGAGAGGGCTTGTCGGCCAGATATGTGTCAAGCGTGATGTTGTCAATGTTCGCAAACCCTTGCCGACGGATGCCACGTCCAATCATGAAATAAAACACCTGATCTTCACAAATCAGAGTCTTATCCGTTCCCTCATTGACGTTTTTATAATCATCGTATCGCTGAGGATCTTTCCACAAACAAAAAACAAAGCTTGCTTCGGCACGTACTCGATTTTCTTCGATTCTCGCAATAGCTTTGTTCAAATCCATAAATCGTCACCTCCTAGCAAGCTGCTAACATCATTTCCTTTATGTACTGTTCCAATATTTGACAGGTCAACCATTGTATCGAGATCCGGTCTGGAATCTTCTCTTGCGGTTTTCCTTGTTTTATTCTTCTCGCGATCATATACGCCTTTGATCTTATTGCGAACAATTGCCATCAAATAACTCGCCGCGCCAGCATCGTCTTCGAAGTTTTTATTCTGCATCGCCCACTGAACTGCATCTGCGCTTTCATCCAATGTTTGCTGAATAATTTCGTCTGAGTAAAAATCAAGTTCTTTTAGTCGTCGAAACACAATCGTCGGCATCGGCTGTGCTCCACCTCGCTCATAACCAAGGAAATCTGCAATGGTATCACAGAGTTTCTTGTACGATTCAGGAGTTCTGCCCGGCTTGTCATAATGTTTCGGCTTGTTCTTCAGAGCTTTTTCTTTTCTACGACCAGCCAGCCACGCTTGATAAACCGCTTCAGACTGAAAATACCGTTTGTTAGGCGCTTTATAATACTGATCTCTTGGGCCTTTGACGCCTGTGGCCATACATGTAACCATTACCGGCTTAGCCATATTTACTCCTCATAATAAATTCCCACCAACCCACCCTGCTGTTATATATTTAAGTTATGTTTATACGACCAAAGAATAAACTTTCTTCAGTTCTGCAATCGGGAACTCCGGATCTGAGAACCTCTTACCGATGTTGTTACGCACTTCAGTAACCTTCGCTTTTACATCATCAGATGCGCTCTTATAGTTATTCTGAATTGCACTAATCCACTCGGCGCGATACTGTTCATCTTCTTCATCCTGAGCTGCTCCGACATACTGTTTTACACGCTCGGCCTGTACCGACTCAACCTTCTTCTTCTCTGCTGCCTGCTTCTTCAGATCCGCTTCATAAGAACGACCGCCCTTATCATGTTCTGCCTTGATTGCATCGGTCAGAGCCTTGATGAACTCATCTGCGTCCAGAGGAATACGGTCAACAATATCAGCGAAACGACTCTTGGAGTCCACAGAGAAGTTGTCATCGCGGAAGCAAATCACACGACGCTCGGACTTAACCTTGCCGATAATTTCCTCTTTGCCATTGACAACATTCTTACGACCGGTTTTTACCTTATCGATATCGCGATCAATATATGCGACACCAACGACATCGACCTTGTTCTTCAGTGCATTGAAATACCGCTTGTCCATATTAGTAGACAACATGGAGTAACTTGCCAGCGTAACAGGATCAGTAATATCGGTCTTCTTTGTATGACCAATAATGATAGGACTGATACCTACACGCTTCAGTTCCCACAGACGATTCGTAACTAATTCGGTTGCTTTATCAGTGGGGCCGTTAAATCCAGAGAAAGTTGCCTTAAAAGACTTTGTACGCTTATCAGGATTCTCACGGTTCCAAATTCGAATCGTCTCATCTTCGGCCATTCGCATCAGTTCATCGATGGTGTCAATAACAACAACCTTCAAATCACTATAATCCGTGAAGCGATTTTCAATGATATCCATAGTGACTTCATCGAAATGTTCCCAATCCCACACGGCTTCCTGAACGATACCTTCAATAGTGGCCTGATCTGCTTCTTTACCACAGGTCAAAAAGATATAGCCATCATCACCAACCATTTTTTCACAGACCTGTTTAACCAGCGTAGTTTTGCCAATGCCGCCCTCGCCCATCAAATAGATACTATAATCAAGAGGATTCAAACTAATTTCAGTTTTCTTACCAAATTTACGCGCCATTATGTATTCTCCTTATATAAGTATTTTTAAGTCCTGTTTGTGTGGGCAAAAAATTAAAACAGAGTGTCAATACCGTCGTCCTCTTCCTCTTCCACCTTAGCAGGCTTAACAGCCTTTATTTCGGGCTTCTTGTAGGATTTCTTCACCATGTCGTCAACGGTTTCATCTTCAGACGGAGAATAAATCATGTCCTCAAACTCGCGAGCGGTCATGCCAGAGTCTGCAGCAGTCATGCACTCCTTGAATTCGTCCTTAACCAACGGTTTGATCAGACGCAGCTCATGAACCTTCTCGCCGTAGATATTCCCACGTGGCTTAAAATCCTCCAATTTATTCAGGCCAGCCTCAATGAACTCACGCTGGACATCAGTCAGGCAGCTCTCATCGAATTCCTTCTCTTCTGCGCCATTCACAACACCGATTGCCCAGTTCATATGAACGGGATTCTTGGACTTAGTTTCAAGGTAGCGCATCTTCAGGTCATAAATCCGCTTGTGCTTCTCCTTGCTCATATCCAAAACAGAAGTGTTAAACACGGCGCTCACAGGGAACATCTTCTGAGCGGCATCTGCGGCCGACCACATCGGAGTGTAGCAATTCATGAAGATCTTACCTTCAGACTTCTCCTCGGAACGATCGATACTGTTCTTATCATAATACAGATCCATATTCATAGTTAGATGCGGAGTGTCTTTGCCGTCAACTGCTGCATACACATTCTGAATCTGAAACTCCTCAAAAATGCGATCCTTATATGCACCAGTGCCGGGACGCAGCTTGTAAATACCAGCCACAACGATCGGCTCAGCATAACCAGTCAGAGCAGATTCCAGATACTCGATCATATCCCATGCGGTAATGAACTCCTTGCGCTCGCCCAGATTCACAACATATTTTCGCATACTGGACACCATGTCAACAGTGTCCTTATCGAAACG